CCCTGATCAACGGTGAGGAACCCAACGGGCTCTCGCTGGCCAAGCTGACCCAGACCTTTCCAGAGGACTGGGCCGAGCAGCGCCGCCAGTTCGGCTTTGCCACCGACTGACGACCGGACCGGAGACCACCCCAGAGAGCCGACCATCAGCGTCGGCTTTTCTTCTTTGGGGGTCAAGAAACCGGAGTTGACCACGCTTCTTTTCATGGGCGAAGCGGGTGATTTCGAAAAAAACGTCCGGTTGCGGCATCGAACGATGACCTAAGACAACCGTCAAAAATGGCAATCTGCCGCAAACCCATATCAATCAAGGATGTAACTTTCCGGACGCGCTTCGGACTTCGTCCGGAGAAAACAGAGAATCAGGGGCCAAACAGAGAAAGAAAGGCAGGAAGATGGGGAGAATCGGTGGTGCGGAGATGTGCTTTGGAAAGATGTGAAACGGGCGCAAACCCTTTAGAAACAAGGGGAAAAAGAAAACCCGTCACCCCGGAGAATGACCCCAGAGAGACGGGTTTGTCTTTTCTAAATGGTGGAGGTGGCGGAGCCTTACCCCAATTCGTTCTCCAAACTAAAATACATCTGCAAACCCTGTTTATTCAACACCTTACTGCACATCAAAACCCTTCAGCCTGCTGGACCCCGAGAGAAATTTAATTCTCTACATTTTCCCGAAACAGAGAACGGACGTGGGTTCGATTCCCGATTGAACACCCGACGGTGTGTTTTACAACTCATGTCTGAACTGTCTGACCTTTATTCATGCGATTCCATATTTTTGCTTAAACTCATCGATCCAGTCGTGGTGGCGACCAGATTCATCAATCGCGCTGACAAGCTGTTGAATAGTCACTCTCCCGATTCTATTGGCATATTCCGCAGGCACAGATTCCATGAGAAATGGCCACAAGCCTGATTCTTTTCCGTCCGTAGAAACCTTTAGGAAGGCTGGGTTTCTTTCATCATGCAAAAGCACGAAATAGCCATCCTTTTTGAGAGCAAACAGCGCCTCTCTGAAAAACTGGTAGTAGCTGATAAACGGGCAGATGGGACCTGATCCGAGTGCAGTCTCTCCAAAACCGAACTCGTTCATTCGCTCCCAATATTTCCGTCCAATGTGGTGAAGGTAGCAGCCTTCAAGTCCATACGAAACAGGATTCCTTCCATCACAATCACCGCCAGAAAAAACTGAACAGCCGCCAAACTCCCTCTCCACGAGCTTTGCCTCAATGAAGATCCTGCCGGTCTCCTCACCAGATATGGCCAGGTCAATTGATGTCGGCTGCCCGGAATCTTCGTTAAACACCGCTCGGTCGTCATATTCAAATCCAGCGGTGACATCTCCGGTCGGCCAAGGTATTCCTGCCTCCTCGAAAATTACACGCAACGGCTCAAGGTCCTTTTTGACAATCAATGGACCCACAAGATTGAAAACCATTGCCTGACTGCTCAAGCCGTGGTGAAGGTATTTGTGAAGCGGGAAAGAATCCTTCCCTAAGTTCCGTTCGTGTTCCTGTCTGATATACTCGGCCACCTCAGTGCAAATGATATTTTGTGGCCAGCTCTCAAGGGATTTGAGGCAATACCGCATTTTTGCATGTGCGGCCAATCCCTTTTGGGAAAACCATTTTGCAGCAGCATCCCGCAATTCACGCTCAAATGCCTTGTAACGCTTAAATGTCCACGTTCGTGCCAACTGTCTGCTATTCATGTCATCCATTGTTGCCCCTCGTTTCTGCTACAAGTCCTTCAGCCAGCTCCAACACATCCACCGGCCAGAAGCATTCCGGGCGTGGATGACGTACTCGGGGATGTCCGGCCTCTGGGCGGCAGTTCTGCAGGGAGTCGAGCCACTGGGCCGGAATAGCATCCCGACCGCACACAGCGCCTAACAGCGCCCCGCAAATGGCCGCGTTGGTATCGGTGTCACCTCCGCGCATAACGGTGTCGACAACACCGTCCTCAAGACTTGGCGCATGGAGCAGCTGATAGAGGGCATTCTGAAAAGCGATCAAAACCCAGCCCTGCTGGTGGACATAGTCCGCTGGCGGTTCATCGGCGGCATTGTCAATGGTATCCAGCAACGCGGGTTCAACGGACATGGCGACGGCCCATTGTCGGATGCTTTGGTATAGCTCCTTGCGATCGCAGCCGGATTGAATGGCGTGGGCAATCCCCATGGCAAACAATGCGTTGGCCTGCTGGCAAATCAGGTTGGGATGGGTAAGCGCCGCATCCTGCATTGCCCATTTGGCCACCTGATTTAGCTCAAATCCGGCACCAAAGATACCGAGCGGGCTGACATGCATCATCGCTCCATTGGCCTGACTGTCCGGGTTGGGGTTCCCACGCAGCCCGGCCGAAATCGTCATGCCGCAATCAAACGGATCGGAACTCAGCCAGTATTGATATTCCTTCCGTGCTGCCTTCGGATCATACGAACCGGTTTTCACCAGCATCCGGGCAAGGAGCAGAGCCATCTCGGAATCATCCGTTGGCTGACCGGCAATGGTATTCCATGTGCCACCATCCTCCAGCACCCGGACACCATTTGGGTAGCTGCGCCGGATCTCATCCGGGGACTGAAACTCAACCAGACTTCCCAGTGCATCACCGGCGAGCTGGCCAAGAAGGCAACCCTGGGCTCTGGATTGTTTGTCTATGCCCATGCGGCAACCTTCTCCTTGGTTAGAATCTTTGACTGAATAGTATCCATAAACATACGACACTGTTCGCTCATGAGCCTGTTAAAATCAAGAGATGTATTATCAGGGATTTTCAGGAAAAGGACATGGAACGGAATATCTTGGCCCTGCTGCCGGATTACATCTGAAATTAGCCCCCGTGATTTATCCAGATTGAGTGCGCTCCATCTGTTTTCTGATATCGGGTAAACAAAGCCGCACCCCTTTATAGAGGCTCCATTCCCATACTGACCTATGTATGTGTGCAGCTGGAAAAGATCCTCACGCTTGACCCCGAATTGTGGATCAAAGGCTTTATATTTCACATCAAAGACGTAAAGGCCACCATCGCTTTCAAAGACAAGGTCAGGTTCAAGTTTACGCATATAGCTGCCAAGAGCACCGGCCGGTATTTCATAGCGTTGCTCGAACTTGCTAAGCAGCCGAACCCCATCTCGCTTGATGAGCTTCCGGATAAAATATTCGAAAAGCATCGATATATCGAAAAAGAAGGCGCTCGAATCATGCTGGGAGTCAAAATCAGAACCCTTCTGGCTGATGACTTGCTTCGACAGATCTATCAGCACGTTATAGTCATTGTAGAAAGGATTGGTGAAATACGGCGTTCTCAAGATTTCCTGACGGGACCTTTTCACTCCCTGATTGGCGGTAAGAAACGCGTTGTAGACATTCCTTGTTCGCTGGCAAAAGGAATAATCCTCAACCGCCTCATAGGCTTTGATGAAAAGTGAGGTCGCGGGGCTGTCGTAGCTGTGTTCACGGTAGGAGCATAAATATTTTCCGGAGGTTTTGTTTCGGAAATAGTCAACCGCATCGATTGTTCCGCGAACGCGGGAAATCCGATCATTCTTTGTAATGTAGGTCTTGGGCAGCCCAAGCCGGTAAGCCCTCTTGAACTTGATATTCCAAAGATATGCAAGGAGCCACTCGTAACCATCGGCGTGACTTTCACCGCCAATATTTTCCAGTTCAAGAAACCCGTCGGCATCGGCAATGATGTATTGAAGGAAAGCATCACCAAAACGTGAGCTGATCTTCAGGGAATAATCCCCACGTTTGACAAACCCAATCAGATTGCCTGTGTTGAGATTGAAATTTCTGGCATCCGTACCGGTTACACCGATAAAGCCGCCGTCGGTATTGTGTTCGTAATCTTCATCATTGAATAGGATTAGTGCATCGGCAATATTGTCATTCAGCGTTTTTTCGACATCACGAGAAACCGAATTTAAAAAATGCCAAATAGCAGACTCGTCGTTATGAGGATAGGTCCACTGACCTTTTGATTTGGTACTGAGGGCAATCGATTCACCCAAACGCCTATTGGTCAAGATGCCTTGATTGACCAAATAAGACTGGTTATCGACCAAAGTCCCGTTCTTTATGATATCGAACAGCCACACGATTAAACCCCGAATGCCTTTCCGAAAGAACCGATGAGCTCAGCCTCCTTGCCGGTACCGCGAAGGTATTCCTGAAGCAAAGGCCGGATGCAATCATCCCAGACACGCTCTCTTACTTCCGCAACCGTAAGGCTGGTGGCATACTTCAAGTTCATCAAATAGGCATGACCGATTTGGTAATCATGGCCCAGCAAAGGTTCCTGGGCTATCTGGGCGTTCAACCGTTCAAGGTTATCCGCCAGAGCGACCCAGGTTTTGCAGAACTGGTTCAGATGGTATCTCAACAGCCCTGTATCCGGCGTCACTTCTTCCCAGCGGAATCTGCGTCGGAGAGCGAAATCAAAGCTTTCCACACTCCGGTCAATGGTATTCATCGTTCCGATCAGATAGATGTTTGTCGGGATGAAGAACAGGTATCCTTGACCGGTCTGAAGCATGCCGGTGCCTTCGTTATTCAAATTGGCATACTGGGTTTTGACACTGCCTTTAGTGCCTCGATATTCCAAGCAATACATCAGCTCACCAAAAACCCGAGACAACTCAGCCCGGTTAACTTCATCGATTATAAAGAAGAATGGAGGTACAGCATCGGATACCAGCTTGGATGAGTCTGATATTTCGAAGATGTACTGCCAATGATCACCTGATAATTTCTCTCTATGGGGACGAAGCTCATCGATCGTAATTGATTCCCAGTCCCGATCGAGACCAAGACCGCAAACATCAATTTCCCACTTACCGGCGTTTCGGCAGAATTCTTTGAAAACACCATTCTGCAAAGTCAGTTGCGCAGTTCCATTACCGTCCAGAATGGGGCGTAAGCCCTCCATGAAATCCTCATAGCTGAAAGACGGATGAAATTGCACCAGCTCAATCTGACTTCCATGTGTGAGATCGCTGTTTGGAGCAAACTCTTCTTTCCAGATATCAAACAACAGAGAGGTCTGCTGGCGAGCTTGGTATGTTTTCCCTGTTCCGGGAGCGCCGTATTTAACGATCTGCTTTTTCAGGCTGAATGGATTGGACAGATTCTCGTAGAGCACCCAAACAAACTGACTCAGATAAAACTCGTCCGTTTTATTGTCCCGAAGCTCATCGCTGAACTCATCTTTGATGATCTTCAGTAGGAAAATGTTTTTTGAATACCAATCTTGATCCTCTTCGGCCGGATATACCGGGATAATTCCTTCACGAATAAGCCAGCTGAAGACCTGATTAAACTTACCGGAATCAACAGTAGTGGAGACTTCGAGTGTGCAGGCTGCCGCCACACGATTGACAAGAACCGGATTGTTGGATTTGCCTTGGGCCGACCACGCATCGTCAAATTTCTGGAAGTTCTCTTTGTTGGGGGTCTGGATGAATTCTTCCAGCGCGGATAGGAAATCCTTGTTTTTGATGAAAGCCTGAAAGTTTTCGTTGCTTAAAACAGACTGGCCGCGAGAAGCGATCCCGTTGCTTTTTTCATAGAGGAGCTGCTTCAGGAAAGCCTCATCAGTTTGAGATAAGCCTTCTCCTGATTTGATACGTTCACGGATCTGCCCGACCTGACCGTAAAACTCACGATAGGCATCATGCCAGCCTTTGACTTCATGTTTCCGGTTTTCAATCAGGTATTTGTAAAGATTCTTCAGTCTGCTTTTCATTTCAGCCCCTTATTTTCTAAATCGTTCTCTTGTTCAGCGATCGGCAGTTCCTCCAGCTCGAAAAGGTCGTGTGACATGCGACGGACACCTATGTTGTATTCCATCAGAAGCGTGACCAGCTGTTCGCCATTCATGAGGCCCACGGGGGTTTTGTCCGGCTGATTGGCTTCCTTGATGGCCCCGGCGCTGAAGTCGCTGGTGGTGATGATCAATCCCTGTTCATGCGCACCAAGGCTGCCGCGTACCTGCTGAACAGTCGGGCTCTGGATATTTCCTTTCCAGCGTTTGGCCTGAACAGCCATCTTAATGCGGACCACATCGCTGATCAGCAGCGTGCCTCGGACATCAATACCGCCGTCGCCACCGTACTTAGTCACCTCGATGCTTTCAAAGCCCATCTCAGCCAGCAGCTGTCCAACCAGCTCCTCGAATTGAGCCGGACTCAGATCCATCAGCTGGGAAAGCAGCTTCTTCCGGATCTCTCGGTTGTGCTTGGAAATCTGATACGGCAGGCCGGTTCCCATCCATTTGACGAGGCTGTAATACCCGGGTGAAGTTCGAACAAACCGACCGGGCTCACCACTGGCTTTTGCCCGTTTGAGTTCCGTCACCAATTGAGCGTTCATCGTCGCTTCGGGAGTCTTGCCGGAGGTGTTCAGCCAGCCTTGACTCATAGCCCTGTCAGTAATGTCTCGGTAATGCATGGAGTTCCGATTACCAAACTGATCCAGCACCTTTTCAGCAGCATCCAGAAATGAATACGTACCTTTCGAGCTGGCCAAGGTGCTCTCGCTTTTGGACTCTGGTTCCTTTGCATCGCAAACAGCAACAATTTGAGTGTCCCGAAGGAAGAACGTCTGCGGCGCAACCTTCACAAAGGTCGACTGGTCCCCATGCTTTTTAATGTCCGAATACAGACGGGCACTAACAGTGGCCTCCGGTGTTTTACCATCACTTGCCCACAGACCAGCTTCCATAATCCGCTCGGCGATCTCTTTGGCATGGAGAGGCTTTCCAGCGTCCTTCAATATCTGTATGGCTGCGTCTTGAACGTTCATATTATTTGCCTTCATCCAAGTTTACGTCTTTCCTCTCGTGCTATTTCTGCAATTCCGTCAAGGGCCTCGTCGTCCAGATCGAGATCCACAAGCTCGCTGCGGAGCTCATCCCTTAAGTTCTTTGCTGCAGTTTCAGCGAATTCAAGTATGTAAGCCAAGTCAGTGCTTGAGATGTTGACTGTTGTTTCGATCAGGTTGGCTGACATTTTTAGTACCTTCAGTTTTGTTGTTCCTGTTGCAGAAGGTCCTTCCAACCTTCATAAATCATGACCATTGCCATGGTATCCAATTCACAATACTTGAGCAGAGCCTTCCGGATCTCCTCACGCTCATAGTCCGTCATTTCTTCAAACTGCATTCGGGCGTATGCTGTAAGAGCAGCTCCACCGTCTCGCAGCTCATCGTCATCACTCAAGATATCCATATCTTTGTCCGAGATATCCTGAAACATCTTCGGCAGCATTTTGTATGGATCAGCGACTTTCCCGTCTTTGATTTTGATCCACTGCCAGTCTTTGAAGTTGAGACTCGGGATTCCATCCGACGCGCCGTAAATGGGTTTTGAATATTTATCCTGCAGAAAGGTTGAGCTATTCAGGATTGCGGGTAGCACCTGTTTGATGGAGTTGGAGCCATTTGTGGCCGGGTCGTAATAGTAGCGCTTAACAATCTCCCACATATCCACCATATTACGTTCACCGGTCCACTGCTCAACAGAGTCCTTCACGGCTTGGGTGATAGATCTGATGAACGCGCACAACTCCTCCCGGTCGGCAATTTCCCGCTGATCAGCCTGAAGCTGACGGTAAATCATGTTCAGGAATGTGTTTTCGTGATTCGAGTATCTGAAGATGCTGCCGTTGTCGTTTTCAAGCTGAGTCTTAAGAGCTCGCACAAAGTCATAATTCGGAAACCCTCCCTGTTCTGTATTCAGGTACTCACCGAAGTGTTCAACAGAGCCATCCTCGTGAACGATATGGTGGGAAAACTGGAACGCGATTCCCTCGTAAGGTCTGCGACCTGCATTAAACGGTATCGCCACCATTGTGGTTTCAAAGTCGATGAAATGGAGTGGAAACACCCAGCTGCTCATCTCGCTTTGCAGGTTATCCTGATCCAACCAGATCGAAGTGTCTGCGTTCTGGAACTTTTCAATCTGAAGCCACTGACGTTCGCTGGCAGAGATACCCGGCTTTTTGTCAGGCTTAGGAACCACATCCTCCTCGGTCAGATCGGACATTTTGATGCAGCCAGCTTCAATCAGCTTTGCCTTCTTTCTGAAGTTCCAGACATCAAGTACGGTTGGACTCTCGAAGTCATCATCCTTCCAGCCTAGATTCGCTTTCCAGCATTCTTTCTTTCCGCTCAGCAAGCCAGACTGCTCCTCGCCGTCCTTTGTATAGAACTCGCAGCTTGAACAGTTGGTTGATACTGGTGACGGTATTTTGGTATCGGAAGCATAGTGTTCTGCAAACAAATCAACCCGCTGTGTAAAGCTCAGGGACTGATCGCTGCCACCATCTGTACCGGCATAGATCTGCTCGCATTCGGTATCAACATTCACCCTGCAGAGTATCGGAGGTGTCAGATCCGCGTCGGTCAGGGTTTCTGATACCGATACCGACTTGCGTCCATTGGCGTCCTTCACCAACCGAAACTTCTGGTTAAGTCCATCAGTCGGACAGGTCGCCGATTTATCGGCCATCATGAGGTGGGCGGAGACAGTGTATTGGGGCAGTGCCTGATTGATCACATATTTCTGAAAAGCCACATCGTAGAGGTAGGACTTCCAGCCTGATTTGATCGTCCCGTTTTTATTGGCAAACGGATCTTCCGCTTCGGGATCAAAGGATTTGGCTTTCACCTCATAGAGGCTGAGGCGATTGCCGTTTTTAACCAGAATATCCGCACGGATGAATAGTTTATCGGTCGCTATTGCCGCTTCGTAAATGGTGACCTGATCCAATTCCAGCAGCTTGTTGGTTTCAGCAAGCGCCTCGTCGTAATCCAGTGTTTTGATATCGTGACCACCGGGGAAATAGCATTTAGCCAGGTCGCCCACCTGAAAGCCGCCATCAGCCAGTGCAAGAAGGAAGCTATCATCAAGGTTCTGGTTGGCGTACTCACTTTTCCCGGTATAGAAGAGCTTGGTCGGGCATTCAGTTGCCAGTTTGAATCTTGATTTTGTCAGGTATCTCCTTTTAGCCATCAGTATCTCTCCCTGCTATTCACTTTTAACCACCTTTGTACACCCCGGGCCGGACAGTGAACTGCGACCGCCGGATACAGGTGTGATGTTTATCTGGGTGCTGATTCTCTCCTTCAGTGCCGACACGTGGGAGATGATTCCGATCAGCTTGCCGTCCTGCTGCAGGCCGGACAATGTTTCCAGAGCCGTTTCCAGTGCCTCTTCATCCAAGGTGCCGAAGCCTTCATCCAGAAACAGGGAGTCCACCCGTACTTTCCGGCTGGCCATTTTCGACAGCCCCAGAGCCAGCGTCAGGCTGACGATGAAGCTTTCACCGCCGGACAGGTTCTTGGTCGAGCGGATTTCACCGGCCTGATAGTTATCGACGACGTTCAATTCCAGCGGCTGTTGTTCATCCCGGATCAGCAGATAGCGATCGGTCATTTTTTCCAGCTGCCGGTTGGCGTGGGAAACCATCAGTTCAAAGGTCAGGCCCTGTGCAAAATTCCGGTACTTTTTGCCGTCCGCCGAACCGATTAGGCCATGCAGCTTTTCCCAACGATGGCACTCTTTCTTCTGAGCCTCGATGGCGGACTGCTTTTCCTTTATCCGCTCTTTGGCTGCCGTATTTTCATTCAGCTTGTGCTTGAGCCCGGCAATGGCATCGCGCAGTGTTTTCAGGGACTCTTCAAACTCTTTGAACTGCGGCTGCAATTCCTCAAGCGTCTTGTCTGTGAGCTTTTTGGCGATCTCCGTGGCCAGACGCGTCTCCCGGTCTTTCTGTTTAGCTTTGAGCTCAGTTCCCGCGTCATCGAGCTCCTTGGCCCGGGAAGATAAAGATTCCCGATCTTCCTGTGACAGTCTGGCTTCAAGGAAGGTTTTCTCATCGGCAAAGCCTGCCGGAATCAAAGCGACTGAAAAGTCCGCTTCCGCTTTCTTCAGTTCAGGAGTTCTTTGCTCGATGCGCTTCTTCAGGGAGTCAATATGGGTCTTGGCCGTTGTCAGTTTCTGCTGCAGCTCGGTGTTCAGGTCTCTGGCTTTCTTCTCGGCCTTTTCGGCATCGGCAATGGCTTTGTTCAGTCGGCCTTCTTCATCATCAGGCTTTTTATCGCCATACAATTGCTTCCGCTCTTCTGTTCCATCGGCCAGTTCCTTTTTGAGACGTTCAAGAGTTTCCTGTTTTTCAGCCAGAGCCTTGGCCTGCGTATCAATCACGGCATCCAGACGCTTCACCTCGCTGTCGATAGCGGCAATCTGTTTTTCGATGTCGGTCTTTTGTTTTACCTGCTCCTGCCATGCCTTCAGTCGTGACCTGAGGGATTCGAGCAATGACTCAACCTCTGCCTCCGGTATTTCAGTAATGCCAAGTGGCTGGAGTTTCCCGGAAACGGCCTGCTTGAGTTCATCAAAGCCGGTCCGAAGTTTCGTGAGGGCATCCTTTAATTCAGCGACGGTTTTTTCAGCGGCCTTCTTATCATTGGTCGCTTCGGTTTCCAGCTTCTCGCTGTCATTGAGGTTTTTACGGGCAGCGGTTTCCGCCTGTTCCAGTTTTTTGATGGTGGCTTCCTGTTCGTCTGCCTTGTCGATCAACTTGGTCAGCGATTCTATCTTTTGTTCGATCTCATCGGGAACCGGAACGTTGCCCTCGGCAAAGGGATGATCGTTTGAGCCGCAGAGTGGACAGGGCTTGCCGTCTTCCAGTTTGGCCCGGTGGTCTTCAAGCTCCTCGATTTTCCTGATGAAAGCCATTTCACGAAGAAGGGTTTCCTTCTCAGTACGATATTCCCGGAGCAGCTTGTCACCCAGTATTTCGCTCAGAGCATCCTTGCCTTGCTGCAGATTTTTACCTGCAGACTCCAGCTCCTGTTTCTTGAGCCCACATTGCTTGGTGGCTGCCTCCAGTTTCTTTGCAGCATCAGCCACGGCCGTATCGGCTTTTTTTAGTTCGGCTTCTTTCTGCGTAGTCTCCCGTTGTTTGGCGAGCAGGTTCCCGAGCTGTTCTTCAACACCGGCAAGCCCACTGACCAGCCATTCATCCCGGGCATTTTCTTTGATGTATAGCTCTGCTACCTCCAGCGTTTTTTCTGCGGCAGTCCGTTTTTCCTGTTCCTTCACCCGTGCCTGCTTGTCGGTCTCAATCTTTCCGGTTTCCTTGGTACAGGCATCAGCACCTTCTGATACAGCCTTTGTCTGTTCAGCAATCTTTTGATCCAGTGACCGGATTTTCTGAATCAGCGGGGCTGCCGTTTTCAGCTCCTCTTTGCCTTTTATGGTGAGCTGTTCTGCAGCTTTGAGAGACTCTGATTGTGTGTTTGCAGATGATTCAAGCTCAGGAAGTGCGGCTTCATCCGTTTTCAGGGAGGTCTGGTCGTCGCCTTGTTGTTTACGGAGGGATGTGAGCGATGCGTATGTTCCGTCAAGTGAGGCGGCCTTGATGGCCTGTTCAAGTTTGGTTCGTTCCGGTTTGAATGCCTCGGTATCGGTCTTCAGTTTGGCGGCTTCATCCGTAAGGCTGAGGATCTCCTTTTGCAGGCCCTCAATAATGGTCAGCCATGTTATGGCTTTGCCTGTTTCGGTTGATTTACCAGCAAGCTCAGCCTCCTGCTTCTGCTTGGCCGCAAGGTCGTCTTGAATTTCTTTTTCCTGTTCCGGCTCCAGAATCACGATACCTGACGTTTCGGCGTTCAGGATGTTCAGCTTTTCCCGCTCATCACGCTGGCGTTCATGAACCCGGCGTGAGATTTCTGAATAAATTTCGGTGCCGGTGATCTGCTCGAGTATCTTGGACTTCTGCTCAACGTCAGCCTTGAGGAAGGTATCGAAGCCTCCCTGTGCCAGCAGAATGGAGCGGGTGAAACGGTCGAAGTCCATCCCGGTTTTTTCTTCAATGACCCCACCGACAAGGCTTTTCTTGGTTTCGATAGGCTTGCCCGTAGCATCGTCTGCAATCTGGTGCTCCTGATCCTGCAGATTGCCTTCGGCCTTTTTTCGTGCCCGGCGCTGTTCCCAGTGGCAACGGAACCGGCCAGCCTGGGATTCAAAGAGTACTTCGGCGTAGCATTCACCGGTCTGGCGGGACATTATCTCATTCCCGCTCTTGGTGATTTTTCCGAGGCGGGGCGTGGCTCCATAGAGGGCCAGACAAATAGCGTCAAGAATTGTCGATTTGCCCGCACCGGTCGGACCGGTCAGAGCAAAGATCCCGTTGGATACATATTCGGGATCGGTGAAGTCTATGACCCATTCACCATAAAGGGAGTTGAGGTTCTTAAATCTGAGTTCAAGTATCTTCATAATCAGCCTCTCTATTCCGCGTTGACGTCTTCTTCATGGAGAGACTTGATTATTTCGTTATAAGAGACCGTCAATTCCTCACGGTCTTCATCGGGCACCTCAAAAGCATCCAGACAGCGGGTAAAAACATCTCCGGCATCCAGATCATCGAGGGTTTCATCTTCCGCGACCGTACTGATCACCCGGTCCATGACACGCCGGTTCTTAATCCGCCTGATTTCCATGGCGGAGTCGGCCATGGCCTCATCGAGCATCTCGCGCAGGTTGCCGATGATGTCGCTGCCGGTGTATTCGATCTCAAGCCATGCGGAGCTTTCCTCTTTTTTAAGTCCCTCCAGCTTGGCATGGATATCATCCAGCGATCCGACAATGCGGACCAGCTCCTGAAAACAGGGTACAGGGAGTTCTTGGATATTTGGCGTGGTGCTGTTGAACTCTATGAGCACGACCTTCTTTTCCTGAGTCGCTTCGCCATAGCCCATTGGAATAGGCGAACCACAGTAACGGATGTGTTCCGCGCTGCCGACCGGCTGAGGAACATGCAGATGCCCAAGGGCCAGATAATCAATTGACGGAGGAAAAACCTCCTCACCGACATGTGCCAGAGATCCCACATAGAGTTCCCGGACCCCATCACCGTCAACGGTCTTACCGCCTGCCGTGAAGAGGTGTCCCATGGCAACGATGGGAATACCTTCATGCCCGGCACGTTTGAATTCGGCCCGTTTCTGTTCAGCAATGGCGCAGACATCTGCGTAATGGTTTTTCAATCCTTCAACGAGCTTGGCGTTTTTATCGTCGATGGTTTCTCCCGGTTCAACCGTGCGGATATCCTTGTCCCGCAAATAAGGCACAGCGCAGACAATGGCCTCCGGCTTATCATCTGCGTGAAGAACAAAGACCTCATCCTCCAAGGCTTCGGTCATTGAGCCGACCACATACACATTGAGCGCACGCAGCAGCTCCTTCGGGGCATTCAGAAATGACGGTGAATCATGGTTCCCGGCAATGACCACAACATGACGGCAACAGGATGCAGCCACACGGCACAGGAAACGATAGTAGAGCTCCTGCGCCCGGTTGCTGGGCGTGCTGGTATCAAACACATCACCGGCAACCAGCAGAGCATCGACCTTTTCATCTTCAATGGTCTGGGTCAGCCAATCCAGAAACGCACTGAACTCCTCATAGCGTTTCCGGCCATAAAGGGAGCGGCCTAAATGCCAGTCTGATGTGTGGAGGATCTTCATTGAGCCTCCTGCAAGGCTGGCGTCAAAGGTCTCTTTTTGAATTCTGCCTGCCAGTCTTTTAACGCGGTAAAGTCAGTTTCAAGCTCATCTGGTTCTGGCAGTGGAACTGGCGCTTCAAGTGGCTGGGAGTGTTCATACCTCGAATACTTGGTCATCAAATCGTCAAAGTATTTGCAGTCGGCTTCTGATATCTTGGCCAGATTGCCGATTTTCCCCATCGTATTTATTGCCCGACGGTATCGCTGAACAACGTCAGCGATCAGCTCGCACTCAATCATACGCTCTAGAAGGATTCTAAAATCACTGCAAAGTGCTTTTGCATAGGGCTCATAAACCTCTTTCCCGTGTTCATTCAGGAGTTTCTTTGCTTTTGAAAGTCGATCATTGATGAGTTGGTTGAGAGCCTTATCCGGTTTCTTTGCAAACAGCGGAGTATCACCCGGCTCCCCAGTCCCCCAAGATTCCTCCCGAATGCAAATAATTTCAGGCTCAATACTGACCTTTTTAGCATAATCCTGAACCATCCCTAAAAGTGAAAGGCGATGAGTGAATATGATTACTTGTCGTTCGGAGGCAATAGCGCAGAGGCGTTGAACGACCGCCTCTTCATAATCCTGATCAAGTGATGAGATAGGGTCATCAAATACAAATGGGGCGGGATAGGTTCTACCTGTAACATCAGCAAGAAACGCCGCAATTGATACGATACGATTCTCACCTTCACTTAGAACTTCATTCAGGTTGTGGGCGGCTCCGTCCAGTTGAAGTGTATGGAGGACCTTGCCTTTTGAAACTTTGGATTTGATGAGCTTTACCTTGAGTCGAGATGCCCCTAAGGCTTTGAGCTCGTCGTTAAACCGCTGAACAAAAGCATCCGTAATAAGCGTCTCTGCCAACTCTCCCTTTTTTGTGGATAAGGCTCTGGAGTTGGTTTTCTTTTTGGCTTCCTGAAGGCGTTCGAGTGACTGCAGGCGGTTTACCTCTTCCTGAATGGCTGTTTTCTGTTCAGCAAGCCACTTCTTTGCCTGAAGGTTTTTTAATTTGGCCTGCAGTTCAACACGATTATCCTTTTCAGCATCTTCCTCATATTTCTTGGCGCTCTCCTCATAGCCTTTTGAAATATTCCGTATTTCTTCAATCCATTCAGGGGATTGGCTGGCGGTCCCCAAGGCATCTTCTGAGTCAAGTGACGGTACTTTGGTTTTCCTGTCTTGAAGAGAGGTGACTGTATCATTCAAAGCCTTGATGATGTCCTGATTCTCAATCCCAGCAGCGTCGATTTTGGTTTTTAATGCCTCGCCACTGGGAATATCAGGCAGAGCATCAATTGCCTGTTTGGCCTCTCTGGCTGCTTCTGTGGCCTGCTTTTGTGTTTCACCTTTTATGTACGATTCAAAAGAGGTGAACCGTTGTTTGGCTTCCTCGGATAAAGGTTGGTGACAAAGTACACAAACAGAATCATCCTGAACATGGGGAAACTCCTGTCCAGTGTATGCCACTTCTTCCGAATATTTTCGTGCGGCACTCCATAGCTCTTTCCAGACATCAGATCCAACGCCTTCGAGTTTTGCACCACTGAAAACATCTTTTGCAGCTGCTTCAGCGGCTGACTTTTTCAGAATCGATTTCTTTTTTGCTGCGATGATCCTTTTGCAATTCTCATCAGACAGTTGGCTGAGATAAGCCTGTACATCCTTAACAAGGCCATCAGCATGGCTTTTTTTAGTCCTGAATTGCTTCGCTTTGTCAGCGGGGGATGTCACAGAAATTCTTTTTTGAAGATCCCCAAGTTCTTTTTCATTTTCCGGCGAGAAAGAACAATGGGAATCAAGATCATCAGTCGTTGTTTTTGCGCTGATTTTTTCAACCCAAGCCGATCCGGTGGTGCCGAGGAGAGCATTAGGAACGCTCGGCATTTTCGATTTTAATGCACCAGCCTCTGCATCAAGTTTTGCCGCTACTTTTTCACAGACATCGATCAGCCTGCTGAAAAAAGACAATACTGGAGGTTCATAGCTGACCTCATCTTCACTCCCCATAAACACCCGGCCAAACGAAGTATCAAAAATGTCAACGGAACAAAGGTCGTCACACACTCCCGAGCCTGCCCATTCATGTTCCGCTGGGGTGCTACTCTTTAGAAAGGAGACTTTTGCCTTCTGCGCTGTATCCTCTGGTGAAAACACATTTTTATGTAGTTGACCACGGATACAATCACGGGCTCCGCAAACATGCTTCAAGAGCCTGACATAGCCGGATTTTCCGGAGCCGTTGTGGCCGTAAACAACGGCAACGTTGCTCTTACCGAAATCGAGTGGTGTCCGAGGAGCCAGCTTGTTTACCCCGGCAACCTCGCTAATGGAACATAAACGAATTTCTTCGGAATCATGCGCATCAAACGCCCCAGCGGGGATGCTACAATCGATATCAGGAAACTCATTATTGGCTTCCTGCTGACACAATACTGCCAAATCAGAAATAACTGCATCATTCAGATCGCCGGATTCAAGCAGACGCTTTGCAGCGACCTGCAGCCACTTTGGCCTTTGTGTTAACCACTCCGTTGTTGTTGAAGAAACCATTTCTATCTGCTCCTCATATCCGTATCAATTTCCATTTTGCAATTTCCCTTCCGGCGTTGTTTCGGCTAGTCGAGAATCCCCGGCAAGCCATTCAATAACTTGTTCTACGAACGGGGATGGATCATGCCGACAAGCATGAAGCGAGCACTCCCAAACTGTTAAGACTCTCCATTCAAGCTCCAGCAGGGCTTTTTTGCTGGCCACATCCCTGTCCCGGTTGCCTTCCAGTTTCTTTTTCCAGAACTCCTTGCGCGTGGCGGGGATTTTGGAGTTCCTGCATCCTTCATGCAGGTGCCAGAAACAGCCGTGTACAAAGATAACTGCTCTGAATTTCGACAAAACCAGATCCGGTCGTCCCGGGAGGTCTTTCTTGTGGAGACGGTATCTAATACCTCGGGCGTACAGCAGCTTCCTTAAGAGAATTTCCGGTTTGGTATTCCGGCCTTTGATCCTACTCATATTCCAGCTACGTTTTTCCCGGGTGATCCGATCCATCCTATCCTCCTTTACGTATGCAAAGGAGCTCATCGGGAGTCAGGGCGGGTTTGCGTCTGTGAAGCATTGCGTGGCAATTCGGACAAACCGGGAGAAGATCTTTTCCAGGATCGAGAGAATAACTTCCGCCCATCTCAGAAACCGGGACAATATGATGGACGTGAATAAAACCTTCGCCCAGCTCTCCGAATTGAGCACCGAAATCGAAATCGCAAATCCGGCAGGCCGTTCCGTGAATTTCAATACAGGCCGCCCGGTTGATTCGGCTCCTTTCATATTGTTTAACCAACTTGAGCAGCGCTGCACCTTCGCTTTCACCTTCAATTGCAGATTCATCAATTTCTTCAAGCGGGAGAAGCGCAAGAGCAAGACCGAAAAAGCCGGTTGCCCACGGAAAGGTAGCATCAAAATCATACCCTGATGACTTCTCTACAACAACACCAACCTTTTTCATTGAGATTCGAATGGTTCCCCAGTCATTTGGCCAAGAAGATGGCTTAGATGCATCAACTTGCACAGAATCCAGTTCTAAAGAAACTTGGGCTCCTTTTGACTTAAGACTGTCTGAAAATACCGCGAAAGCAGCCTGTTGCGAAGGTGTTGCGGCTTTCATCCCGAGGACGAGTCCGGATGCATAGTTCCCTGGAATAAAAGCTGCTGAGACCGTCCTCCAGCCAAGGTGGAGCTCGACACGAAAGGATATGGTGCGCTCAATCCCACATGGGCCGATAATAATTTTTTGCCCGTTATTCTCCGCAGTTGCGCTTGCTTCCACTTCCAGACCAAATCGCTCTGTCAGAGCACGGGACAGATGTGCCGTATCAATCATAATTATCAGTCTTCCAGATCAGGTTCAGGAAGATCCTCAACCAGCTTTCTTAAGAGGCGTGAAACCTCGAAACGCAATTCCTCAAAATGGTTTTTTGTGGCTTCGTTGATTGTTCCAAGCTCTGCTTCGACCAAAGCCCAAAGCAGGGAGTCCATTCCTTGAACAGTCACATCAGATGCCAGGTTGGGAACATAGACCTTGTGGTAATAGGGATGGCCAGTGTTTACCCTTACTGCATGATGGCCGTCAATAATTGCCGGAGCCCACAGGATTCCGTCATCAATGCTATCTGCCGGTTGCACACAAACCTGCCCGGGAGCCGTGGATTCGCTCACTTTCAATTTCAGGCGGACTGTGCCGGATTTGTTCTTAACTTCCACATCACCGGCAGCAGGATCGACAACAGTGACTTCTGCTTTACGGAGATCCTGTTCTTTGCTTGAAATGGAGCGATTAGAGCCTTCATGGGCGTCTTTGGCCTCATCGCCAACCTTCTTGCGCTGCCCACGTCTGTAACGCTCGTTGGCCGCATTTCTCGGTGCTGGAAGAAACTCGTTCAGAACCCAGTTATACAATTCTTCATTCAACAGAATCCGGGATTTTTTGATATCAACCTGGAATGCTTCATCTGACTCGTGGTTGAACGAGAACTCAACCCTGAGAAGCGACAAGTGAGGCTCTTTTGTAAACATGCCCAGCCAATCGGCAGGATGAATAAGGCGGTTTTCCCGATAGATATAAATGCCCTGCATGTTGTTTGTCAGGCGTGCACGTTTAGCAGATTCCTGAGAGGAGAAGTGTTCCCGTCGTGGGAGGACAAAAGCACGGATAGTGAATTCAACCGGGCTGCCGTCCGGAAGTTCGGCTTCGAGCATTTTTTCTGCAACAAGCTCGGTTTCACCTTCATCCTCGCAAAATGGGTCCCAAGGAGCAACTGGCTGTCCATTCAGAGTCATTACGATATTTCGCGAACGTTCATCGGTATCATTCAGGAAACGTTGATACACCATGGCTGCATGATCTCTGAATCCGGCCACAACCCTGTCCAATGCATTACGGGCATGCTTGCCACCCGGCTCAGAATAGTTCTTCATCATCCGGTCGACTTTGTCCCACATGACGAGTGTGCCGGATGAACTTGGAGCAACCTCGTTAAGCAGATCCTCTTCAAATTCTGTAGGAGCATCAAGAAGGAGCTCCCATTCTGAAGCACTGACCACATGATCGAGATCCCACGTAGCCTTCACCAAACTATTTTCACCTGAACTGCGTGTGATAACCGAGAGCCTTCGGCAAAAGGCGGTGGATGCTGTCTTCAGACCAAGACCGAATTTTCCCAAGCGCTTCGGATCAACACGTCCCTGCGCCCCATATGTCATTCCGTTTAAGAGAGCCTGCTCATCCATCCCGCAGCCATCGTCGGCAACAGAAACAAGAATATCTCCATCGGGGTCCATGTTGATCCTGATATCGATTTTTGTTGCACCGGCGTCGACAGAGTTGTCCACAATATCAGCAAGTGCAGTGTTGAAGTCATATCCGGTATCTCTAAGTCCTTCGATAAGGCGCGCCGGATTTGGAGGCAGAGTTTGTTTTCGCGTCATATTCTTCTCCCGTTCTATATTTTTACAACTTTCCATGAATTACTGAGCTTCAGCGGACCAGAGCCAATTTTTTTAACACCGTCTTTCTGATATTTCACCGAGTAAAAGCCATTTACATCCCTGGACAGAGTGAGTGTATCCCCCGACTTAAGATTGTATGCATTCATATACCTGGTCATGCCGGTCAGACGATATTCGTTCCGGGTACCACCAAAAAACTTGTTGTTATAGTAGATGAAGGAGAATGACCACTGTTCACCCATATGATCATGGAAGGTAATAAGGAACCTTGGATTCTTCTCCTCATTATTCAGCTCTGGAAAAAAGGACAGGATCTCTGGCTTTTTAGGGATGAGAATGCCAGCCTGATGTCCACCAGTTTCACCTGTATCATTGCGACTCAGCATTTTTTCAATAGCATTTGTTCTTGTTATCATTGGACTCTCCATTCTGAAATTCTGCCGTTGTAGTCGGGGTTTGTGCTTGGAATGAGCTCGCAATGTACATTGCCGTCTCGATCATAGCCGATCACGATATTGTCTCCCTCTGTAGCCATGTTCATTACGGGATTCCCCTGAAAATAGAGCCTGTACTCAGATCTTGTGGCGTGCGCTTCTCTGGCATCATACCAAGTGATAGCAGACTGAAATACTTGAGAATCTCCGCGAAGGGAGAACAAGGCTTGGAGTTCCAGCCTTGCCTCACCAAATATGCTTTTGAGCTGTGTTACGCCATTAAATTCATGCTGATTGGATCGGGCGGGATTAGCTTCAACGGCAGATAGAGTCTTTATACATGAACAACGGAATACCACTGGTTGAATTGACATAATTAGCACCTCTTATAGTAAAATCGGTTTCGTATTATTCTGAATATCCTGAAGTGGCAACTTCAGAGGAAATGTGCTCGTCTGGAAACTTGAGTTGATCACTGTTTCACTCCTTTCGGAGTGTTGATTGGTGATAGCTGAAGTGCCCTTGCAATATCTGCGGTTTCCACCTCAGGAGCTTCGGTGCCAACTACAGCTACCTCCGCAAGTTGGCGTTTCCGATCCAAACGGTCGTTGATGACTTCTTCCACAGTATCTGGATAGAAAAGACGGTGGACAGTAACAGGCAGGATTTGGCCTCGCCGAAAAGCACGTGCAGTTGCCTGGTCCTCCACTGCCGGATTCCATTCAAGCGTATAGTGAATCACATGGTTGGCAGCAGTGATGTTCAGCCCTGTTCCCGCAGCCCTTGGGTTCAAAATCAGCACAGCAGAACCGGCAACAGCAGAAAAAGCATCGACCACTTCCTGCCTTTCTACTACAGGTGTTCTTCCATCAATTTGCCAGGATGGAATGGAGAAGCGTATTGGCAACTCACTGGTCAACAGATCAGACATAGAAATGAACGAAGTAAAGATGATAGCCTTTTCTTCGTTTAGAACTATTTCTTCAAGGATTTCGAGCAAACGACAGAATTTCGAGCTCTGCATTGGAGATATGTGTGCACCATTCGCATCTTCCTCCAAGAGGAGCGGATGAGTGCAGAACTGACGCAGGCGTAACAGGGAGATCAGAGTGGCAGACTTCCCGTATTCATCAGCGATCTGCTGCCTTATGAGATCATATTGCCCTATTTCGGCGTCACTCATATTGACCGGCTGCGGTATAATGATCTTCTCCGGAAGATCAGTGGCAACATCAGCAACTCTGCGTCGGAGCATGAGTGGGGAGACGACGGTTTCCAGCTTCTCCGCGCTTTGATAATCATCACCATAGGTGTGGTCAAATGCCTCGCGGGAACCTAACAGGCCCGGGCAGGAGAAGTCCATGATGGACCAAAGATCCGCCAGTTTGTTCTCAACGGGAGTTCCTGTAACAGCAATAGCGACCCGTCTTTTCAGTCCCTTGGCAGCTATAGCCCGGCGTGTTTCAGGGTTTTTGATCGCTTGGGCTTCATCCAGAACGACAAATCCCCACTCTATCATGCCAAAGAGCCCTTGATCCCTGACAGCTGTGTCGTATGAACACACAACAATATCATACTTCTTCAGTTGTGAGGGGAAGCCGGTACGTCCGTTGCCGGAATGGACATAAACCGTCATTCCGGGAGAGAATCGTGCAAACTCCCTTCGCCAGTTTTCAAGAAGCGTGGCCGGAGCAATAATCAGTGCTGGTTGATTCCATGCAACCTTGAAATAACTCAGAACAGCAATGACCTGAAGAGTTTTACCCAAGCCCATTTCATCAGCCAGAACACATCCAAGCCCTTCTTCAGAAATACTCTTTAGCCAAGAAAAACCGTTTTTCTGGTAGGGGTACAAGTCGGCTTGGAAGCCGTTACATGAAAGGAGCTCCAGTGCCTGATCGCATCCACCATCGGATATGCTGCAGTCATTTGGCAGTTCTGATGCAGTTTCAACAGAAATCAATGAGGAATCCATCTTCGTGAGTTCCAGAGCCTGCCTGAGTGTAACTGGTCCTGAGACATCAGCCTTGATTTCATTCAGGATTGAGCGGATATCTTGGATGTTTTCAGGAATAAGCGGATACCAGCTGTCGTTGCCAACGATGATCTGGTCTGAGTGAGGCACCTGTTCAATGGAAAAGGAACGACCACCGGAAGAAGCACACAGTTCCACTGCCGGCCGCTGCAACGGGCTGGTCGGCATCCGGAGTTTTATTCTCAATTCACATGGGAAACGGTTAAAGCGAAGAACAGGCAAGTGATCTGACGGTTTTGCATCCACCACCACACCGGCAGCCTTCTGATACCCCTTGAATTCGACACGCACAATTTCTGCGGCGCTTACAGAACGCTGTTTTTTCGTAAGCTGTATGGCCACGACTCCATCTGAAAGTACCCAGTTTTTGAAGAGATCTTCTGTGTGTTCCCGCAGTTCCCCCATGATCAGCCTCTTTCTTTAAATGTTTTGGCTATTTCTTTAGCTGCAGAGCGGATGGCCGGAACAACTACGCTATTGCCGATCTGTTTGTACGCTTGGGTCTTGGAGACCGGGAACACAAAGCGTTCAGGATCATATCCTTGGAGCTGCATTGCTTCTTCCACGGACAGTCGTCTTGGGCGGTCGCCTTTTTGCGCAATCAGGATCTCAGCCCCATCCTTATGGTACCTGGCGGAGATTGTCCTGGTAACAGTGTCATCGGCGATTGGAAAATGATGAATACCGTAGCCAAATCCATTTCCTTTAGCGGCGTGGTTTGCTTTGTGACGCTCCAGGGTATCCCATGTGCCCGGACCGAGAGTGTATCCGGCAAGTTTTTTATGAATAATTGACGGTAGAGTCGGATAGCTGTATCCGGCTCCAGGTGCTCCAGGAATGATAATTTCATCCTTATCTATCTTGAGCTGCTTGGGATCATATCCAACAATGAAGATCCTTTCCCGGTGTTGTGGGACCCACTTTGCTCCGTCAACCACTTTCCAGTTGATCACATACCCAAGGATATCTTCCAGTGCATGCCGGATTACTTCAAACGTTTCACCTTTGTTATGTGAGAGCAGGTTCTTCACGTTTTCCAGGATAAATGCCTTCGGGCGTTTGATACGAAGAATCTCTTTAATTTCAAAGAACAGCGTTCCTTGGGTTTCATCCTCAAATCCATGTTTACGTCCAAGCGAGTTCTTCTTTGAAACACCTGCCAGAGAAAACGGCTGACAGGGAAAACCGGCACAAAGCACATCGTGATCAGGGATTTCCTTTTTGGCTATCTTCCGGATATCACCATACGGGGCCTCCCCGTAGTTTGCCTCATATGTTTTTTTCGCATACTTATCCCATTCACTGGAAAACACACATTTGCCCCCCACATCTTGAAATGCTTGGCGGAAACCGCCGATACCGGCAAATAGATCAATGAATGTAAAATCCCAAGCCTTTGGAGGAGGATATGGTAAACCATTCCAAGATAAAGAAAGCAGAGGTTGGTACGGTTCACTGTCTTCGGCTACTTTCCATCTGTCTTCAATTTCCTCTGGCTTGGTATAGCCCGGCAAAAGTTCGGAAAGGACACGTTTTTTGTGATATTCCGTAAAAAACGGTGGAAGAGTATGGGGATATTGGAACCAATGCGTTAATGCCGCCCGAAGTTCCTTGCTCTCAGAACTTGATTCCAGTGCAGTGAGAGCTCTTTCTATAGCCAAATCATACTTCATTTCTTTTTCCTTCAGTCACATCGGGCTGTTGATCTGAAGCCGCGCCTCCAGCCTTAACCCATGCATCTACCTGATCTTTTTTGAACTTCCACAGGCGGCCCATTCGGTGAGCGGGCATGCCGTGCTTATCGATCCATTTGTAAACGGTATCCTTACCGATACCGAGGTATTTGCATATTTCGTCCACTGACAACCAGCGATCATCTATTTCTGCCATGTCTCATACTCCTCTTGGGGGCTATTGCTTTTTGCCATGACCTCAACAGAGGCAGTTAAGGAATGCTGCAAATACAACACTCCCAAATTAATTCACCTTGCAAATATACTGATATGAACACCGGTTGTCAAAAATTCTTTGCCGATTTAAGCCGATTTCGTTCTATTATGATGGATACCAGCATCCCGAGGCTATCCTCTCCGCATTATGGCCGAGCTTGTAATTGTACAGCCAAACGGGCCTGATCAAGTCGTTGGTCTCAACCGCCACCAGAACCCGTGTATAAACACAGCGACCATTCGGGTCGAATGCCTCCAGCCGATCTATGGGCGGCAGGTCGAAGCCGGGATTGGCGAAGGTCATCATCTCCCCGTGGACCAGATCCCAGTCGCCTTCGGGGCGGGTCATGGCATTTTCGGGGAGTTTGATGGTGTTCTGTATTCGGGTATCGGCCAGCGGATCGGCGGTGCCGATGGCCAGAACTGAGCTCTCCGGGACTTCCAAGGCCGGGAATCCGGCTGGCAGGTGGTAGAGCCTGCCCCAAGTGGTGGCGGGTTCGATGCTGATGGCCCGGGTGCAGAACCGGTCAAAGTTCCAGAATCCCTTTTTCAGGGTTCCGTAGACAAAAAGCCGGAGATGGTTGTCGTTATTCTTCATGCTTTCACTCCTTCGGGTAAGGTTCCTTTACGTTCCTGACAGACAAATCTGAAGGGATGGCTTTGCCACTCTTTGAGGGCTTCATGGCGGAAGGTCATCATGGTGAGCGGTGGTATTTCCAGCTCGCGCCAACCGTGCAGGTCATCCAGAGCGGCTTCGATGTATTCGGGTTCCGAGGCGTAGAGCACCGCCCGGTGTTTGCGGCTGTAACGCAACGACAGCGGCTTGTTCCCCTTGATGACGGTAATGGCCCCGGGATCGAGCCGTGAGGCCATCACGGCGCTCATTTGGCCCCGACAAAGGCGCAGGGCTTTGCGGAAGCCTCTGCCGTCGATGGTTCCGTCGGGTGCAAAGCGATCGGCCAGCCGGAAAAGCAGCTCGCTGTCCACTTCGGCATAGCGCGGCAGGCCGAGCCTGCGGAACAGGTAATCGGCGTTGTAGATGGTGCCATTATGGGTGCCGATGATGATGCCGGAGCGGATCGGATGGTTGTTGCGGCTGTTGTCTTCACTGCCCCGGGTACGCCAGCGGGTATGGCCCATGAGGATGGTGGTATGGTTGTCCACCTCGGCCATCAGCTCATGAAAGGTCGATTCCCTGACCAGCCGGTGTGCCCGGATGGGCCGTTTGAAAAGCCGGAAGTCACCGTCGGTTCGGAGCCATGCCATGCCGCTGGCGTGGGGACCGCGCTCCTCACTGCAGAGCAGCATGCGGATAAAGACCTCGTTCAGGTATTCCCGCTCGGCAATGCGTCGTCGCTTCTGGCCGAAGATGATGCCTACTTGTCCGCACATAGGTCATCCTCCTTGTCAAAGGTGTCCTCCTGCGGCAGGTCGATGAAGGCGTCATCCGGCAGAAACTCCACCAGTCCATGCTTTCCCAGCAGGGTCAGAAATTCGGCTGCGGCCGCTTCGGGATCTTCAGGCAGCTTGAGTTTCCGGTCCGGCTCGATGCGGCAGAGCACACCGAGCATGTAATCCCGGGCGGTCGCTTCGATGGTGAACGGCGTCTGGCCCTTCATGATCTCCACCAGCTCCGCGCAGTTTTTGCCTTCCAGAGCGATGCCGTCTGCCTCCAGCGGTTCGCCGTCCAGTGTCGTCGAGTGGATCAGTATCTTCATGATTCACCTCCTAAAACAGAAAGGCCGGGATTAGACCCGGCCTCTGTGGTTTGAATGGTGGTTTCGGTTTCATCCGGTTTGGGACGACCGTTCTTGAAGGCCGCGTCACCGGGCATGTTTTTCATCAGGTGTAATCGGGCGGTTTTGAACTCATCCCCGATCAGGCCGAGGTGGAGCAGGAAGACCCGGAAGTCATACTTGGCGCTTTGCGGATCGAAGTCCCGCTTGCGGCTGGATGCGGCCCTGCCGTTGAGCGCCTTGGCGGCGATGCCCAAGCAGAACTGCAGGTAGGCTTTGATCTTTCCGGCATGCAGGGTCGCCTCGAACCAGCGGAACTCCACCGTGCCCCGATACCAGACGTTGTGCAGGTTGACTCCGTGGTAGCGCGTGTTGTCGTAATGCTGGGGCTGGTTGTTGTGGTAGCCGTACCAGATTCGGTTCAACTGGGCCTTGGTCTTGGGCCGTTGCCGTTCGATGTTCCGGATAAGCTCATCACTGACCGGACGAGTGTAGCGGCGCAGGCGGTCGTTGTTGATTCCGAGGGCATGGAGGATCAGCGGCTCCTGTTTGTAAACCACCTTGGCAAGGTTGCCCAGTTTGCGCCCGTCGAAGGGTTCGGCGTCGATATGGATATGAATGCCGCACTGGCTGTTGATTTTTCCACCGGCCTTGCGGATGGCTCGAACCACCTCCTGCAGTTGCTCGAGGTCGTCATAGGTCAGCACCGGGCTCACCAGCTCCGCCCGCAGGTGCGATGGCACATTGGTCAGGGAGGCGTCGTTGACCACCTTCCACTTGCGGCCCCGCAGGTCCTCCACCTCCCAAGGATCGTAGCAGGACGGTGCGCCGATATGCCTGACATGGCCGCCAACCACCGAGTGGATTGCCCAGGCTATCTGTTCCCGGGTGCGTTTTACGGTCTCGATCTCGATTCCGTATCTGAGTTCTCTTAAATCCATTCACAGTCTCCGTTTTACGGTTTCTAACTTGTTGCCGGGCTTGTGTTTAAGCCTTCAGCTTACATGTGAATGAATGCTTTAATTCCGTCAGAAAGCAAGTAGAAGAACAGAAAGAATCGACATTTAACACCTTTATTTTCAACATGTTACGATACTGGCCGCATTCAGGCGAACACATCAAAAGAAACGCCCCGGAAGCGTGCTGGCGTTCCGGGGCGTTGGCTGTTTTTAACGGATGGGATGGGCTCAGGAATCTGGGCTGCTACCCGTGATCAGGCTGGTATGAATGGCCGCATTTCGGGTTTCATCCTGCTTCATCTTATCCAGAAAGGCGGTACAGGCTTCGGCCTCATCGAGCGGCAATCCGAGTTCCTCCTCCAATCGGCCCAACCTGTGATGCAGGTTTTCGATCAGATTGAAGGAATGATCCCGAACCAGTCCTTCCCGCTTTTCCTGTGGAGACGGTATGAATTCGGTCATCCCGCCACGGCGTTTAACGATCATTTAATGGCCTCCATCAGCTCAGAGTTGCACCAAGGGTGTGAATCCTCGGATAGGTCAATACGGTTCCGGTCATCTCGGCTTTGTAGCGCACCTTGCTACCCGACGGATCGCTGAAGGTTCTGACCAGCGTGTATTCGGTCCAGTCCTCATCGATGGGCCGGGTGTCATCGACAATCAAGGCTTCCCATGTTTCACCGCCGTCATTGGAGGCGAACCACTGAACGCTGGTGCCGCTGGGGATATCCATCTGGGTGTAGACCTTGGTGGATTCCACGCCCTGCGTCAGTTCGTTCTCACGGGTCAGATAGGTTCCGGAGGTATTGTTCAGGTAGCCGATCAGGTTGACATCCCGGAAATTGAGCGCCGGAGTGTCGTTACCCATGCCGGTGCTGAAGCGCACCCTTACCAAAACGCCATTGGCCAGATTGGGCAGGCGCTCTTCCTCGGCCGGAACAACCGCATCCCATGTCACTCCGCCATCGGTAGAATATTCCCAGATAAGATGGGTGCCTTCAGGGATGGCCGAGTATTCATCGATGTTCAGATCAGAGAACTGCACACCGCTGACTGGCTGGAACTGGACCGTACCTTCGTTCTCGAACTCGTAACCATAGAGCTTCATGGTGAGGTCGGAGCCGTTGAGCGGAGTCCAGGTCTCGGCATTGGAGCTTTCCAGAAGCACACCTTCCGCATAGGTCTGCCGGGTGATGATACCCTGACGGCCGGTCTTGCCGAGGGTAGCGGTGCGTACCTTGTAATTGGTGCTGTTGGTCAGCAGGACCACCGCATAGCTGGTATTGGCTTCCGCGTAGAAGGGATCGTCGAAGCTGATCTTGGTTTCACCGCCGAGATTGATTTCCGACGGTGCGATTACCTTTTCGGCAAAGATGGTGTCGTTGGGCAATCCGGTGGTGACACCTCTAATCTGAACCGTTACCGGAATGGAGGCATCCCGCTGGGTGAACTGAATACCCACCGCCGACAGCACCCGGTTTTCCGTGAAGCTGAATGTCTGAGCCAACGGATCGCGGCGGACAAAGATGGTGCGGGTTCTCCAGACGGTACGCACCACCGGCACACGAACGATGCGGGTGATGATATTGGTCTGGATGAAACGCTGAATACGGGTGATTACCAGCGGATCATTGATCTGCAGGCTGGCCCGGGCGGTGTACTGACCATCGGCCATTTCCACGATACGGTTGCCGTTGCGGGCTTCCGTCGGCACCGTGAAAGAGGCGGTCACACGTCCGGCATCGTCACTAACCAGATTGCTGGCCATGACACGACCGTCACAACGCAGAACAATCCCGGAGCGATCCGGCGTGAAGTTGATGCCTGTGACCGCAATACCGGTCTGACCACGGCGGCCGATATTGGGTGTGACCTGCAACATGGCAGGCGGCTTTTCAAAGACCGCATACGGGTTAATGTTGCGTTCCTCGGACCAGTCGCTCTGTTCGAGCACCACCTGTTCCGAACCCGGCAACAGCGCCAGACTGCCGAAGAAGCTGGCATCGCTGCTGCCTGAATCCACCTCGAGCGCCGTGGAAATAGCAGAACGATCCGGAGAGGCGAACTTGCCCAGTTCGTTTACCCGGGCATCCCACTCGGCGTGATAGATGTCCGACTGCGCCGTGTTGGAGAAGTCATCCGAATAGATGCCTTTCTTGGACTGAGCGTCGCGGTTCTGCAGCTCGTTGTTCATCTGATACTGGGCATCGTTGTATTTCAGGTCCTCCACATCCTTTATGATGTCATGGATCTGATCCATGGTGATGCGGGTGAGCCCGAAATTGCGGATGGTCATATCGGTGGAGTTGGGCGGGCAGTCGATACTGCACAGACCCAGTGTATCCTCCGGAACGATCGGCAGCTTGGGAAAGTCCGCCGGAGCGCCTTCGAGTCGTTTGATCTCCCGGGTGGTGGCGTAAATGATGTCCTTACGGCCAAGGAAATAATCGTAATCGATACTGCAGTTAGAGCCGTTGACCGGTTCATCACCCAACGCTCCGCGACCGAAGTTGACCACATTGAGATTGCCCATCTCGATCTGGGTCGTGGACATGGAAACCGCCGCCGAGCTGCTGGCCGGTGGATTGGATGCCACGGGCTCGTCCACCGCATCATCGATATAAGAGATGGCTTCGCTGCCCAGTTCCTTGATGCGCTGGAAGTCGGTTCTGGAGCCGTTGGTCGTGGCCCGGTAAACCCGGTAGCCGTTGGCACCGTTGACCGGCAGCCATGAAAGACGGTTCATCTCTCCGGCCAGAGTCATTCTCGAAAGCACACTGCCGGAGTTGAAGGCGGTTTCACCGGAGCCGTCAAAAGCGGTCACCACATAATGATAGGTACCGGCCGTCGGATGGGCGGTAATGCCGAACCAGCCGCCGTCCACATAATCCTCGCCTTTGATCATCTGCTTGGTGTAGGTCCAGCGCACGGTATAGGTGGTACCGATGGCCGGTTCATTGCCGGAGCCGATCCAGTCCACATGATTGCCGGACTGCTGCCAGTCGATACCTTCCTGAAAAATGGTGGCCCCCTGACTGACTTCCAGAATATCGACGACCGGATTGGGATCGAGCAGATCCTCACCGCCGCCGACCGAGCCACGAGTCACATTGGCGGTCATCTCCACAATGGCTTCCACCTGCGTGGTCTCTTTGAGCGGTGTGGAGTTGACCGGGTAACGGCGCTGACTGATGTTGTAGGTCTTCTGTTCACCACGCACCGACTTGATGGCCACCGACTTGGGAACCAGCGTGGAGGTGGGCAGATCCCGCTGATGGCGGAAGCCCTGAATGTAGGCCCGGCCCGCGTTGGTGATCACCTCGACGTCGGTATCATCCACCGAACCGATAAAACTGTCGAAACCGCTGACCAGATAGCTTCCCGCCTGATCGAAGGTACGCTCGGCAAGGTTCTGCAACAGCGAATTGAGTCCTTCAGCGGCGGCAAAGGAAAGCTGGTCTTCGGTAATGGAGGAAACCGTGATCCGGCTGCCGGGCAGCGTGCCCAACAGGTCGCGCAGATACAGATTGGATTTTTCCTGCACCGTTGCTGTGACATCGCCGGTCTCGCGGTCGAATTTGTAAATCGGCACCACCTTACGCTCGGTCACGTTGTTGGGAAGCGTCAGGCCGGTGGTGTCGGTGGTCTTCAGGGCGAGTATCCATTTCTCACGCTCGGCGGTGGGCTCACCGGTGGCCGGATTGATCAGCGACGGGTCCTGCGTGTAGCCGTAATTGTATTTGAGCAACTCGGCATAGACATAGTCCGCGCCGCTGGTGGTGGCGGGATCATAAGTCAAGGTGGCTCCGGCGACCGCTTCCACATGGCCGTCGATATAGACCATTCCCGGCGTCAGGGTGAGCACGTTATCCTGTACCGTGACATCGAGACCGCTCAGAATCGAGCCTTCCTTGAAAAGGATATCGGCAATCTTGCGGCGCTCGAGGTTGATCAGTTCCTGCTGTTCATTGAGCTCGGAATCGAGCAGATCCCGGTCCTGATGATAGCGGATGCGTTTGTAGTTCTTGGCGGGATCGAATGTATCTCTTGAAATACTCATCTTGTTTACCTCCGGTTATATTTTGATGATCCCGACCAGCTCCACGCGGGTATCGGAAATCTTGTTAAAATCTGGAATGTTCTTCACTTCGTACAGGTAGCCCGGGCGCAGCACCTCTCCGACCGGGTTGGTGTCCTGATGAAACACACCGTCCATGGCGAGATCACCGCTCACGCTGGCCACATACTCGACATCGCCGCCGAAAAAGCCGTATTCACGAATGGTGATGCCGTTGGCTTCGGCCTCATCAAAACGAAAGAAGATGCCGATGGTGTTGGTCTCTTCCCCGGTCTCCAGATAGCGGACACCATTGACCACCAGCGCACCTTCTGCGTCCTCCTTGAGGAAGGTCCGTTTGTAGAACCGCTTTCTGGCCCGCTCGTTTTTAAGGGCTGTCTGCTCGATATCCGGCGCAGGCGGATTCTGCGGCTCGGTGAATGTTTCATCTCCATCCCCGATGGCGCAGTGGGTTATGCCTTCCACTGCCTGTCCCATCAGGAGCTTTGCCGTCAATACACGGCCTGATTTGACTATGAGTCCCAATGCCATGGTCTTCTCCTTATGTTTGAATCTCGTGTTCTTCGTTGATAATCACATTGAAAATGGTCAGCCCCGCGTCGGCGGAACGGCCAAACTGCTGCTCCAGATGCTGGGCAGTGTCGGCAATCAATGCCCGGGAACCGCTGATCCTGAGCGCTGTATCCAGCACTGCCTGCCGGGGATGCGTCACCCGGACGGCGGCAAAAACCAGCTGCTCAAATGTCTGCGGGATGATCAGCCAGATGTCGGAATCCCGCTCGATATTGCCTGCCACAATGACCTGACTGTCAGCCACCGTTGAGCGCTGGTTTGATGCCCTGACAGAGGCATCCGCCTGAATCACAACGGTGCGTCTTTGATCCCGGGGGCCGAACAGGTCGAAATAGGCTCCCTGCACAGGCGGCAGGTTGACCTGAAATTCGGGTCTGCGAATGCCCCGGATAACGGCAGGTCGAATGATGGCTCCCTTATGCACGGCCACGACGAATCCTCCCGGTCATCTTGAAAGCCATTCCCTTGTTGAGATTGGCCAGCGGTTGCGGAACACGCCGACCTTTCACTTGGGTTGTGGTTTTGAATTGTCCTTTAACAACAGCCATGATCCTTACTCCTTAATTGCACACCAGCCGCCGCCGGAGAGGTTGAATACCCGATAGGAATCCGAGCCGATTTCGACGGTGTCCTCGGAAGCCACATTGGCTCCGCCGGTGGCATAGATTTCGATGAGTTCTCCGCGCAGTTCCTGATAGCTGTCAGCGCCGTTCATGCTGACCAGCCATGGAAAAAGAATGGTGGTGTCGTAGCGGCGTTCCGGATCGGTATCGCTTTGCAGGTTGCCGTGGGCCGCACCACAACGGCCGCGTTGTCCACTGGCGGAAGTCCAGCCGTCGAACTTGTTCACGGCGTAAAAGGTGCTTGGCATGTTGTAGTAACCGGTGATGACCGGCTGAGGGTCCTCGCCGATTTTGGCTCCGGCCGCATAATCGCTGACGAGTGTTTCGATGGTCACGGTATTGGGCGTGGCAACCGTATCGATGGCGGTAATTTTGACCCGCTCGATATTGGCGTCGTCTTTGATGATGTAATGCTGATCGGGTGTGAAGATCGATGCATCGTTAACCTGCACCACCACGGCGCTGCCGTTGACAATCGGTGCTTGAGTGATGGCAACCGCCGAAGACCAGAACCGTTTGATGGAACCGCTGTAATGGCCGTAGTAGGTCGAGACAATCTTGCTGACGACGAATACATGGTCGAGGTCGGCATACAGCCAGTAAATGAAATCGGCGGTATCCTCCGCCCGGAGATAGGTGTAACTGCTGGAAAACCCTTCATTGACAGCGGTCTGGGTGGTGTTGTCCCAATACTGGAAAGCGGCCACCTCAATGCGACCGGAGCTTTGTCCGATCTGAAAACGCAGATAGATATCTTCCGCTCCGGATTCCCCGACAGACTTGAATACATAGTATGGCCGTGCATCGGCGGACTGGTCGTCATGCAGTGTCCAGCCGACGGTGGTGACCAGAAAATCTTTAATCTTGTTCAGCAGGTCCAATCGGCCGCTGGCTGTTCCCTGAATACTTTGATAAGCCATGGTTCACTCCTTATAAAACGGGGTTCTCTGTTCCGGTGAGGCGCAGCTTGATATCGATCTTGTTCTGGACAGGAGTGCCCGAAAGCACCGTGCAGCGACGCCAGAAAGAGATGGTCTGATTGTGGGCCTTGGCTCCGAGGTTGAGCGGAGCGCTTTGGGTGGCGGTATCGAGTTCGGCCTGCGTGAGCGCGAGCTTGTACCAGACCGATTCGTCGGTTTCGAACTCGTCGACCGGGTCCACCACCAGCCCTGTATAGTCGTATCCGGAATAGACCGGCGCATCGGCCGCGTGGGATGTTGCCACGGTGTTGGCCACGGCGCGTCTTACGGTCAGATTGATGGTTCCGCCGCCGGAAAGGATCTGCATCTGCTCGGTACCGATCACGATGTATTCCGCATCGGCAAAGCGGGGTTCAATCAGTTCTATGTCAGTCTGGATGTCATCAATCGGCGCGGCGAGCGTGGTCTGTTCATTGGCCACGAAAATCTGCCGGTCTTTGATTTCTCCATCCGTACCGTTGTAGTTGTCCGCATCCGGATTGCTGAAATCGCCTTCCGAAATCTGCTGGGTCAACTGTTCATCGAGGTATAAGTGAATTGCCATAATCTCTCCTTAAACAGGCCATTGGGTTACTTGATATTTGTTCACGGCGCTCTCTGTTGCGGCTTCCTGCGCCTCGCCGAAATCCTGTTGACGGAACAGCCATCGGTAGGAAGGCTCGGTGAACCGGAAACCCGCCTGATTGAGTTTCATTCGGCCAATGCGGAGCGGTCGGGTCCGGTCCACAGAGAGGCGTAAAGAGGTCGTGTTGAGGGCGCGTTGGTTCAGGCTCAAAGGCACGATCCGTGGGCGTTGGAGAGAACCTGTATCCACATAGACTTCAAGCGATGCCCGTTCTCCGGTGAGGTTCGCATTGGTCAAAGTCCGGTTGTTGAGGACATTCGCGTTGAGCTTGAATACAGGCCCTCTCCGACGCCAGCGGTTAATCAGATCTGATGCTTCGGTGACACCGGCTTTGCATCCGGCGGCGGCAACCAGCAGCGCACTGCTGTGTCCACCCTGAATGGCATTGATGACCACATTCCCGTTGAGGGGCGAGCGGCCCAACTGGAAGCATTGCCGGTTTCTCGCCTCGGTGTTGAAGCCCAAGGTCTGTCTGTTCTGCAGGGCTTCCGAAGCCTCTGCCTGCAGAATTGAAAAGAGGTCTTTCTGCCGAAAGCAGTAAAGGGTTTCCGCATCGGCAAAGGACAGTTTGCGGCGGTTGAGATGGTCAGCTGATAGGTTGAAGCCGGACTCGACAATATCGCCGAGGTAATCTCTCCCGGTATAAATCGGATTGCAGAAGGACAGCCTGTCCTCGCGGATGGAAGTATTCACCAGCCGTCGTTCGTTGAGCGGCCTGTGATTGAGTCGCATCCTGTTTTGACGGCCATGAAAACGGGAGACCTTGTTGGCGGCCCGATCGATTTCCGGAACCATCTCCACCGTACTGGTCAGCTGCAGGTAATCGTATATCCGCTGCTTGTTGGTCAGATGGCGACAGGAGCCTAGACGGCTTCTTCCCAGCACGAAGGTTTCATCGAGAAAAGCCAGAACCACACTGCGGACATGGGCGGCGTTCTGAAATTCCAGATCGGACCCGATTTCCAGAAAAGTAGCGAGCCACTGCAGGAAAAACGCCCGAGTGCCAGCCGGGTGATGAAAAGACAATGCATCCCGCACACCTTCGGCCAGGTTAAGACTGTGAACCCGATACACTCCGAGGCTGAACACATTGCCGGGGAGTTTTGCCGAGCTCAAACGGGATCGGGAATTCAAACGAAGGGCGCTGCGGAAAGTTTCCTCGATATGCCCCTCCCAACCGACAGACCCAAGACTGCGATCGATTGCTGGAATGGTTCCTTTGCGACGGTATATCTCGACCGCTTCACGGATCAGCCGACGCTGGTTTTCCGGCGTGTCTGTGCCGTCATAGTGGTGACCGACCAGATACGCGAGCAAGGGCAGAAAGCGCTCGTCACAGCGCTCCACATCAAAAATGTCGGGGAACCTGTCAATGGCCTCCTTGATCTCATCGAGTGTGCCTGCCGGGAGTGAAAGCAGAGAGCGAAAGTCGCCGCTTTCATCCTTGTGCTCATACAGCGGCGGCAGCAGGTCGATGAGGTTGTTCTGGAACCAGTCCGCCACTATTCGGCCCTCCGCATATCGAGATTGACCGAGCCGAGAACCGGTATTTCACCTCGCCCGAGTTCCACGTCCAGCTGGGGCGTATAGAGACGAATGTGACTGACTCCCCGAACACCATCGATCAGGGCAATGAGATCGGAAGAATGGATGGTCTGCCCGAAGCTCACCTGATCGAAGGCGAAGAAATCCGCCAGAGCCGATTCAATTCGACTGCGCACATTTTCGAGCGCTTCGCCCGGCCATGCATAGACTTCACAATCGATATGGATGGACCGGTACAACGGATCGAACAGCTTCACCTCGACGGTGATCACCTTGCGGCGTTCCAGATATTCAGCCAGATCACGCTTGAGCAGCCCGGAAGGCATGCCGCCGCCATTGGGGGCGATGGCCAGATGGACGTTGTAATAACGGATGTTCTGGCAGTCGTTGGTGTCGAGCACCTTGGCCTTGGCAACTCCGGGATAGCCCTCGGCAAGCGCCTTGTAGTCCTGAAGCGTTACCGCCTTCCAGAGACTGCGCAGTTCGGCCGGAGCCTGATTGCGGGCGTGTTGAATGGTCTCCCGGGATGAGCCGCCGGTCGCAGCCACCGGATTGGAAATGGTAAGCGGGATCTGAGCGCCATCATGATAGACGGCTGATAAAAGCTGTGTGATGCGGCCCGGTCCGATATTTCCCTTGGCTCCGAGGCTTTCGAGCCAGCTCACTGAAATGGTTTTCCCTGCAGCGGGAACCGCTCCGGCTTGGCCGTCACCAAAGAGAATGGAGGTAATATCCAAGGCATCCGTGTCGGCCATAAAGTGAAGGCTGCCGTCGTCGCTTTCCTGAAAATGGCGGACCTCACTCCAGGTATTATCATCGATAAGAACACGGATGGTTGCCTGCGCGATGGAGACCCCGCTCAAGTGGAAACGCTGCCACGGTTTTCCAGTGGCTTCCAGCTCCTCGGATTTGCGGATTCCCTGACGGGCGTAAATGTCCACCGAGAGTTCCCCATGGGGAATGAAGGCGTCCTCCACGGTTTCAAAGTCGGCCTTGCCATCCTCGAGCAGTGCCCGGCACTGAGTTCCGGCCGGAATCGGCAGATCAGACTCGAGCGGTGCAGCCAGTGAAAAACGGATGGTGGTCGTGGAAGAGACCGGCGTATCGAGCTGATAGCCGATGAGCTTGCAGAGGTTGATCACGTTCTGACGCTGGCGTGCTGTAGGCAGAAATGCCTCGGCAGCCTGCGCATCGAGGTAATAGGCCAGCATATCACCGACACCACAGAACAGTTCCAGCAGAACGACTCCAAGGTCGGAGTGATTGAAATCGGTCCAGCGGTCTGTCAGCTGCGGCACTTTGGCCAGCAGTTCCTGCCGGATCGATTCATAATCCTTGTTGATATATTCAATGCTTGCGCGGCCCATTGTGCCTCCGATTGGTTCGTCGTTTTTAAAGCGGAGCGATAAACTCCGCACACGCCGATTACTTACCGGAAGCAGTCTGGAAGTGTCGGAGGTCTAAGGAAGTTCCCGGAAGAACGGGTAAACGAGGTTTCCTTCGACCTGAGTCTGGATGACCCGATAGGAAATGATGACAGGCAGTTGATTGAGGTCTTTGTTGCGGGCGGAATCATCGAAGGACACGTCCGTGATCACAACCCGTTTTTCCCAGCGGCGGATCGCATCGATGACATGATGGCGGATGAGACCTTTGAGCACTTCATCGTTCTGCTCGAACACAAGGTCTTTCAGCTTTGAGCCGAATTCCGGGTTCATGAAGCGCTCGCCGGGCCGGGTTCCAAGGATCTGAATGATGCTTTCTCGGATATGCTCATGCTCCCGGGAGGTCGATGTGGAGACTTCGGCTCCACCGGATATGGATTGAAAGTTCAAAGGGAATTTTAGCCCTGTACCGAGAAAATCGTAGTTCATAGATCACGCTCCTCGCATTCAAGATTACAGAGCCCCTGACAGCTGATGGAGCCGCCATTTTCACCCGAGCTATCATCTGGAAAGCGGACAATCAGACTGGTGCCGCTTTTCATGGAGAGATGAATGGTGCCGCCGCTCTCGATGAGGCCGCCATGACCACTGTCCTCGCAGGAGAAACCTTTGGCTCCATCGGCCAGAATGCGGACGGTGATGGTCTCGCCGACACCTTCAATTCGGGCAATGCCAAGGATATCGATGCTGCCGGATGGATTGATGACGGACAGTGTTTTCAACTGCTGATCGAGCAGCAACCTGTATGGGGCAAGCTCGATACTGAAGCGATGCTCGGTCAGTTGATCCACTTGGGCAGAGATCGGGAGCCCCTCGATTCCGGCTTGTTCCACTGTGGTTTCGATCCATTCGGGCACCAGTTCATAGATGCGGCCGGAACTGACTTCCACGGATGTTGCCGGTCCGGGGATGATGACATGGGGCTCGCCATCGACAATGACCGAAATGGTGTGATCATCGTTGGTCTTGAGGATCATGCCGTCAGACAGGGTAAACAGACGATTGCCGTCCGGCAGGTCTTTAACTTGGCACCCTTCGGGAAGTGACACAAAGGGATAGAAATCCGGTGGCGGCTCGGTCGTGACCTGATCCATATAATCCTGTGTATTCTGAATGTGTGCTTCCAGCGCCTCCTGTGCCTGCTGTTTCAATGCTTCCGATGCATTGTGAGAGGCTTCGATAATGGTCTTCATGCCTGCAATTTCAGCTTTGATACCCGCAAGCTGCAGCGCCATGTCTCTGAGGATGAAATGGTTTTCGCCGGAATCGGTCTGTTCGACCACGGCTCCGGCCTGAGGTTCTTCTATGGATATCATGGGCGTTCTCCTAAATTCCTACGCTGCCCGGATTCGACTCAAACTCCATCTGGTTGAGGGCGGTGATCGCTCCGGTGGTTCCGTTAATTTCAAATACATTCCAGACGGTCCCGGGCTGGTTGGGCACATTGAAAGTGTATTCCCGGCCGTCGTAATAAAACACTTTCACGGTCGCGCCTGATCCGGCCAGACCTGTACTGGTGCTCGAGTTGCGGTTGGTGTAGTCGTGAACACTGTAGCGATAGGTTCCGGCCACCAGCCGATGCATGGTGATGGTCTCCGGCCCGTAAGATGAGGTGTCATCCACATCCAGCTCGCCGCAATCTTCAACATAATCCGTCGAGTAATAGACATGAAAAGTGCCGCCACCCGGACGGGGGCCGCGCAGATGAGAATCGAGATCCCGGGGATTGAGTCCCCACTGCAAAACGATGCGGGCCACCTGTCCGTTGAGCTCCGGAGAGAGCACGATATTCTGGCCGGAACTTCCGGATTCAAGGACGTTCAGCAGGCCATGGGCGTCGATATAGTTGGGCGTGCTCGCCTCGTAGACATAGAGCCCTTCAAACAGCTCCATTTCATACTGGCCGGATGCATCGGTAATCTGCTGCGCCACAATCGGGCCTTCCTCGCTGCGCCGAATGGTTACCAGAACGCCTGCAAGCGGCCGGGCATTGAGTGCATCCACTACAGATCCGACAAGATGAACGCTGGTGCCCAGATCGAGCAAAAAGTCCGGATGGTTGGCGAACCACGAGGGATCTCGGACCTCGACATTCAAATGGCGCAGGCTCTGCCGGGCATCGGAATCCCAGGCCATGATCATGGCGTTGCCAATCTGCATTCCGCTGACCAGAAAGCCCTCGTCATCCACATAGGCCACAGCCGGGTTGGATGAAATGAACTGCGGGCTCAAGCCACTGCCGCGAACAGAGAGCGGGATGCGCTGCTCGAAATAGGATAGCGAGAGCCGGACGCTCTGAGGATAGATCTCCCAATAAGCCGGAATGTCGAGTTGCTCGGTCATGAGGGCATTTCTCCTCCGCCCATTGGCGTGCCGTACACTTCTACCTGAACATGGCGAACACTCAAACGATCATCTGAATGCCAGACCATGACAATGGCAGCGCCGGGCTGCATACCGCAGGTCACGTTTCCGGCTTCATCCACCTCGGCGACATCGCTGCTGGAAGATTCAAACACCGGCGATTCAACCGAGCCCCGAATGGACAGCGGAATGGTTTGCGGCCATTCAGAAGTAGAGACGCGGATCAGTTTGGGGAAAACGTCCCAATATGGATATGTCGGTATGGTTGATTCTTCCGGCATGCAAAGCTCCTCAGTTGTCTATGGTGTTCGGGCTGCCCGCCACAATCACCGCACCGCAGGCAGTAATGTCGCCGATTCTGGCGTTGGGGCTGCCTTCGGTAATGGTGGTCATGCTTCCGGTCACGATGGGAGTAACGCCGTGTCCGGGGATGGGACAGACGTGCAGGTCACCCATGCGGGCCACCGGAATGCCGTTCACCATGGTTCGAACGGCCGATGTGATGATCACACCGCCGTGACTGCTGACATCTCCGAGACGTGCCTGTGGTCCGCTCATGGTTTCAGCCTCAAGGTTAAATTGATCAGATAGCCGATCAGCCCGCCGACAGCGGTGCCGATTCCCAGTGTCAGACCGATAATCTTCCACATGGTCTCCGTGCCCACCTTGCCGCTGACCCGGGTGTGAAGCCGGTCAATCTCCTCGGCATGGCGGTGCAGATCGGAATTGATGCCGCGAACCAGCACCTCGACATTCTCCTTGTCAGATTTCTTTTCGATTTCCCGTTCGATCTTTTCCAGCCGGTCCTGAATTTCACGGCGGTGGTTTTCCAGAATCCCTCGAAATTCCTTACGCCATGTGTCGAAGGTTCTGGCGAGCATCTCTTCGGATGCGGTCAGCCCGGGTTGTTTTGAATCACTCATGCAGCTTTCCCTTATGTGTTAATCAATACTTGGTTTGTCGATTTGATGATGATGTTGCCGACAACACCATCCATGAAAATGAGGCTTCCCGCCTTGTCGGTTGCGCTGATGCTTTCCGTTCCCGGAGCCGCGTTCATTCTGACCACCTGTCCGGCTTTGTCGGTCAGGCGGATCTGTTCAGCGCCTTTGGTGGAGTCGATCAGGATTTCCTGCGTGCCGTTGAGTCCCCAGATATGAACTTTTTCCCGGCCTTTGGTGGTATCGATCAGAATCTTTTGCCAGCGGGAACGGCCTTTGTCGCAGGAGAGGATGTGAATCTTTTCCTTGTCCTGCCATGCCTCAAGCAGCACCTGTTGACGGCAGAGGTCGGTGAGCTGGACCCGGGCTTTCGATCCGACGATCTGTGAAGCGATATCCAGCTGGTCGCCTTTTTCGGCATCCTTGGTTCCGCGTCTGAGGCTGTTGCCGCTCTGCATTTCCGGTTTGACCTTGGCTTCCATGGTGAGAATCTGACCGGCCCGGTCTATCAGACGCATGAGTTCATCGCCGTCACGGTCATCGGCCAGAATGGTGTGCCCGGTTTCTGTCTTCATCAGGACCCTGAAACGCGGGCAGTAGTATTCCGGATGGCCATGGTATTTCCGGTGTTCGAGATTGTCGTGGGGATTGCTTTGGTGCTCCAGCTTGTCCTCACAGTCATGGCAGAAGGCATTGCTGCAGGTTCGCTTGGACTCCTCCGGCTGTTCGCCGGGATTGCTTCCCGCGAGCCAGACTCCGGTCCAGATTGGATATTGAACAATGCCGCCTTCAAACTCGGCCCAGACCGAAGCGCCTTCTTCTGGCACGAGGAACATGCCGCAATCATCATTGCCGCCATAGGGAAAACAGGGTGCTGCCCAGTCAGACCAGTTTTCACGGCCTGTGCCCAGCACTGCGGGGATTTCGAGCCGAACCCTTCCGAGCCGCTCCGGATCATTGTTGTCCCGAACAAAAGCCCGGTACTTGCCGTACCAGCGATTGCGATAGCGTTCTTCGGTCTGTTTATCGGAGGTTTCAAGCATGGCTGCTTTCCCTCCGGCGGCTGTCATTCCAAGCCTTCCAGCCACCCACGCGGACGGCCCAATACATCAGTCGGCGTTTCCATGCCGGAACACCGAGCTTGGTCATCAGGTCGAGAAAGATTTGGTCGGCTTCAACTCGGGTCACGAGTCCGGTGTGATAGAGAAAATCATGCACAACAGCGGCTGGTGAATAGCGTCCCCATGGCGGCACAATTCGCCAGAACAGACGAGGCACCGAGGCAAAATCCGTTTCAAATCCGGCAGGCACGGTAATGGTTCGGCTGTCAGAGATCCTGACCTTGTAGTCTTTGATCAGACGGGCACTGCGGCCATTGGGCAGCAGTTCAAACTGCAAAGGTCCGTTCAGCCCGATCCCCGAACCGACGGTGACGGTTTTCTGAAACTCAGTCATTGCGCCACCTCGCTTTCCCGGTTGTCCGGACATCGAGATGGACCCATGACGGATAGATTCCGATGCCGCCTTGTTGAAAGGCAGGGATGGCTTCCGCCGCCTGAGCCAGGTCTTCGGCTGTCATTCCCTCCGGGCAGGCCACATCGGCCGCCATGCCCAATGTGTGAAAACTCCGGGCAGCACCGCCAACAGACTCATTGTGCCGGTTACAGCGAAAACCGCTGGTAATGCTCAGTGGCAGATTCAGTTGATTGCGCAGAGCCTGAAGCGCCGAAATCAGTTCAGGCTGCACCGGAGCCGAATACCCGCAGCAGTTGGTTCCTTTGCAGGCGAATTCGGACCGGCTGAAATTTTTACTCAGATCTCCCATGGTTCCTCCTAAGAAACAGCTCCGGAATCCGCATTGATGGTCACCATGGCCGGTGGCTCATTCTGCGGGGTCGCCGGTGCTTCTTTATCGTTTGGTTTTCCCTTGGTCTGGGCGGACTTGTCTCCGGCACCTTTGCCAAGGGCGTTCTTCTTGAGCTTGATTTCACAGGAATAGCCGGATGAGCCGATGCTGTGGCGAACCGAGTGGCAGTAGTAAATGCCGGAAAACTTGCGGCCCACGCCTTTCACTTCGAGGTTCTTTTTGGCCCGCAGTGACGGAATGCCGATGGTGACGGCAGTGGCTTCCACCTGTTTGAGCTCGGCCTCTCTGAATTTGCCTTCGGCTGTATCCTGAGCAGGCTCCTGTGCCGGTTCTTCATGGAAGGCTTCGGAACGTTCGTAGGCGGGAACAACCTGACCGGTCTCCTGATCTTTGAAGCTGCCTTCGCCCGTATTGCCATCCACCAGATAGGTCTGCTTGCCAAGCGAAGTCCGTTCAGGCGTCGTGTCGTTGTTGGCTTTGTGTTCCACCACGTCCTTTTTGCGGGGATCGACACCGACTGATTTGGTTTCGACTCCAGCGCCCTTGGCTCCCTGTGATTGGGTCGATGGTCTGAAAGAGCGCAGAATACCTTTGCGGTCGGTGAAATATTCCAGCGTCAAAAGCGGAGCCTGTTCCAGCTCCCGTGGATGGAAATGGAGTTCATCGTCCTGAATGAAAAAGGAGTAACCGCTGACACCCTGACCATCCCGGTCACGGGCTTTGGTTGCCAGTTCTTTGAGAAAGACGGCATCGGACTGATTGCTCTGGGTTACGCGAAGGTGGTGGCCCTTCGTGGGTGTCACGACCGGCTTGAGGCCATTAGCCGAAGCGATCTGCTCGGCAATTTCAGAATAGAGAATGCCCGGCGCAGATTTCTGCCAGACCTTCTGGTTTTCCTTTCCGGCTAGCTTGAAGCCTTTGTCGTAGGCTTTGATGCGGATGGTGGGGTCGCCGTTTTCAGGAAAGTCGTAATCGATATCCTTGATGACCGCCTTCTTGCGTGGAGAGAGATTTCCCACATAACCGAACCGGGCAATGATCTCGTTGCCTTCCTGAAAAAGCGGATCGTCCACAAACTGCAGGTTGCGGTTTGTGATGGACAGCTCGAGAACATCCAGTTCCTCTTCATTGTCGGTAAAAACAAATGAAGTGATCTCCTGAGTGATATCCTTGGAGAGCGATTTGCCCTCTATCTGAATCAAAAATGTCGGTTTGAATGTATCGAGTTCCATGCACGTCTCCGGCTGTTCGCAGTTCACTGCTTACATACCGGAAGAGCCGATGGAGTGTCGGGGCTCAGTCGAGAATGTGCATGCTGATGTGGTCCATGGAAGGGATGCGAAGCACCGTGCCCGGCGTCAGTTCCAGCGGGAAAAAGATGTCGTTGTAATCACAGATGAGCCACCAGAGCTTTGCCTCACCCAGATACCTGTGGGCCAGAAGATCCAGCCGGTCACCGTCGGTCACAGTATGAAAGCGGTCATCGAATCGCGGTGATGTATCGATGGGAAAGCGCATGCCAAGGGAATCACCATCGTTGTCTCTATACCGGAGACAGTTTGCGTATCTGGAATCCTTGTCGATCATGAGAGCACCTCCGACCAGTTGACCGATTGATCGACGTATTCTTCGAGGGATATATCCACCTCGGCCCGCTGTGGAGCGAGATTGGTCTGGTCGAAAAGGCCGAAAAAGCGGGCCTTCACCTGTCTGACAATGCAGGTTACGCCCGGATAGAGATCACCGAAAATGAGAATGACCCGGTGCGGCGCGTTCTTGAGCATGCTGCCAGCGTGTTCCGGGTATTGCAGAGACCGCAGCCAGTCGACCTTTTGTTTGACCGGTCCTTTGAATAATTCGATCTTGAAAACAATCCGGCGTGGTTCACCGGCCACATACTGATAACGAGGATGGCTCATACCGGGAATCTTGATGGCGGCATAGCTGGTCGATTTTTCATCGCTGATATTGTTGGGGTTGTATTGGAATTCCAGTCGCTCGCCGGTATCGGCATCGACCAGATATCCCTTTATCGGTTGCCGGTCCCAAGCCATCATTCGACCTCGTGGACTTCAACGACCGTCTTGCCGATCTCTCTGGCATGAGACAACTCCTGCTGCATCCCCTTGGAAATACCGTTTCCGGTAAACGCCCAGACTTCAGAGCAGGTTTCCATGTATGCAAGCCCGCAGCTGATACCAGCGGAACGCTCTTGCGGATCTTGGTCATCGACAAAGCGGGGATACAGCAGGTGCGGCGCGAATGGCGCATAGCCTTGGTCCATGGCCATGCGGCACAGCTTTTTGGCCACTTCAACGTTTCTTTCAATATCCCCGGCAAAGGGACTGCAAATAAACACTCTTTTCATCGGTTGCCTCACAGGGTTTCATAGTTTCTGATTTTTCGCTCCCGGAGGTCCTTGTAGACCGCCTCGGCCACCTGACGTCCATCGATATGCGTGGCCACGGAGACCTCCATGGGTCGTTCCGAAAGCGCATCGAGCTTGTTCAACAGCGCCTCCAGAAGGCTGGTCATATCGGGGCCTTCCTGTTGGCCTGCAGGCGGTGAGACAAACGCATTCGTTCTTGCCGCTGACAGCTTTTCAGGCGGATGCGGTTCCGGCTGCATTACCGAAGCGGCATTGACCTCCTGCAACATGCCGGTCCCGGCCGTATCCACCGAAGCTCTGAGATCGGCCGGAATGCTCAACGCGGGAATCATCCCCATCGACGGGGCGATCTGCCCGGCAATGGTCACTGGCGGAACCGAGGGAGCCGCAATGGCGTCCGGGAACTGATAAGCCTTACTTACCGGAATTTTCGGTGTAATGTCGGGTGTTCCGGCTGGTCCTGCATTCATGACCGGCATTGCTGAAGCCATGACAGGCGAAAGCATAAGCACGGCGGAGAACAGGGTCGGGATCAGCTTTTTATCGAGGCTCGGAATCAGAGCGAATCGTCCGGCGCTTTGCTGCACAACAGCAGGTTTAGCGGAAGCGGTCTGCAATCTGGGGGCAGCCTTGGCTTCAGGTGCTGGTGAAGAAGAGAACAAGGACTTGATACCGGTCCAAGCACCACTGAGCAGTCCGGAGGCTTTCTGTTTCACCGACTGAATGACACCACCCACACCGGACTTAACCTGGCTCCAGAGGGCTGTTCCTTTTTCAGCTACCGCAGAGATCCCCGAGCCAATGATGTTTTTCAGCCCGCTGAAGGTGGAGGTGAACGTCTGTTTAACCGCCGTCGCACCGGCAGTCAGTTTATTCCAAACGCCACTCCAAGAATCCGGCAAAGACAGTTCCGGGATGAGATTACTTAACGCGCCTTTGATCAGCCCACCGGCTTTGGATACCATCGATCCGGCACCCTCAACCAGTGAACCCCAGAGATTGCCTGCCGTTCTGAAAGGAGCAGCAAGCAGATTCATTGCGGTCTGGCCCGCTGATTTGAGGCCGTTCCAGACACCAGACAGTGCAGACAGAACTCCACGAGCAGCAAAGGAGAACACTTTTGCAGGTAATGCCAATGTTGAAAGCATTCCATCCGCCAGAGTTGTGAGTAGTGCTTTACCTGATGCTGTCAGGGTCGATAGCGGACCTTCTTTGGCGTCGGAGAACGGCAGCAGGCTTCGCAGCTTGCTGAGGGCACTTTTCAACATGCGGAATGGATAGGTAACCGCCGACCAGATGCCTTCACCCAGTGTGACCAGCATCTTTTTCCCGGCCTCGAAAAAAGTCATGTCGCCCGAGAAGAAGCTCCTCACAGTTGCAAACAGGTTCCGCAATGTGCTGACGATCGGCAGATTCATGAAGACACTGACGATGCGTTCACCGGCAGCAACAAAGAACCGAATCATCCCGTCAAAAACCGAGGTGATAAAGCTCCAGACGCCGCCGATGACATCGCGTGCCCATCTGAATGGAGTAGCCAGAAAATCGAAGACCGCTCCGCCAATGGCCTTCAAACCATCCAGCAGGGAGACATCTCCGGTCAGTATCTGCCAGACGGAATAGATAATCTTCCCGGCAGCCACAAACGCCTGCGCAATCAGCCGGACCGGAAGCAGAAATTTGTAGATGAACTTGGTGGCATAGATCAGTGAGCCGACGATCACCTTGCCGACCCAGACGACGCTTCTCACCACAATGGCGAGCGCTTTGACAACCATCGTGATATTCCAGACCACGATGCGGAGTGCATAGGCCAGTCCCTGCAGCAGAACACCGGCAACCGTTCCGACCACGGAACCGAACTTTCGCCACGCCGATCCGTCCACTGAATTGGCCGAGACACCGAATACTTCCACCACCGAGAAGATGGCTTTGTAGAGGGTTGCGTAGGCTGAAATCATTGCCTTTACGGCCGGTTCGAGAATGGCCCGGATTCGACCGAAGGCATGTGAGAAGGCTTCCCACAGCCCGGACAGGTATTCCCGTACCCGGTAATAGACCTTGAAGACGGTCACGACAAACCCGAGGAGCCCGGCTGACTTGAGCCGGTTGGCAAGCTCGGCCGACATCTGGCCGGTGGAGCCGCTCAAAGATGAGATGAGCGTCTTCACACCCTCGAAGACCAGTTTGATCTTGTTCCACGTCCCGAGCACCACATCCCGGATTCCTCCGAAGTTTGTCTCCCATGCCCGTTTCAGCAGGTAGACCGCCAATACCACACCGGCAATGGCGGCGGTGACCGGCAGAAAATATGTGGCAATGGCAGAGCCGACACCTGCGGCCGCTGCGCTGATGGCGACGAAACCGGCCTTGATAGCCGGAAGCATGAGACCTACGAGCCCGACGGCGGACGTGACCGCTCCGGCAACGACCAGCACCGCTCCAAGCGCCATGGAGAGCGTCAAAACTACCCGGGTGACTCCGGGCATGGATTTGGCCAGTTTCTGCAGGAACAGAATGAAGCGGGAGATACCGTTCATCACCGGAGTGACGACCGGTAATAGTGTGCGACCCAATATCTCGGTCAGGTTGGACATCTGCTGCCGGATTAATCCAAACTGGGCTCCGGTATCCTGATTCATGGCACTGGCCATCTGATTGGTTACCGCTGTTCCCGTTTTCATGGCTGCGCCAACTGACTTGATATTGCTTTCGAGCGATTCCGTTCCGGCAGCCATCTGCAGGAGGAACTTGACCGCCTCATCGGAACCAAAGGCTTTCTTTAGTTTGACTTGAGCTGCAGCCTGCGACAAATCCGGGAACTGTTGTTTAATCTCCTGCAGAATGGGAATGACGCCTTTGAGACGGCCGGTTGTATCGGTGAACGAGAGCCCGAGCTGGTCACCGGCCTCGGCTGCTTTCATGATGAATGCCTTGTAGAGCGTTCCGGCTTCTGAGCCCGGCATGGTGGTCTGCAACTGACCGAGGATCGCCAGCTGTTCCTGCAGAGGAATGTTGTTGGCAGCAGCAACGGCACCGATGTTTTTGATCGCATCGGCCATCTGGGTTCCATTGGTCTTGAACGATGCCACGGTTTGGGCCATGGCTCCTGAAAAGGCGGTGGCCCACTCCATATCGGTCATATCCGCCATGATGGGTTTGAATATGCCGTAAGCCGTGGTGAAGGTTCCGACCATCTCCTGTGTGGTCGCTTTGGTGGCTTTGGCTGTGAGACCGGCCATGTTGGTGAAGACGCCGACCGCCTCATCGCTGAGGTTGGACAGCGCCGACTTCACATCGTAGGTGGCCGTGATGAAGGCCGCCTTGTTGGCTCCCGACCACTGGTTGGTGAAGGATTCTGCGGCATCTTCAATGGCTCCGAGATCCTTGACTCCAAGTGAAGCCAACTCCCCGAGGGCTTTCTGAGTGGCAGCGGTGGATGCGACCAAGGCAACAGGCGCGGCCATGAGCGCAAGACCGGCTCCCACCATCATGGTGCCTTTCTGGATACGATCCAGATTTCTGGTCATGCGTTCACTGGCGGCCGCGACGGTTCCGTCAAGGCTTGTCATCGAACTTTCAATGCGCTGGGCGTTCTGCGAGAACGCATCCTTCATCGATACGACAATGCCCAGTCCAAGGTCGTTATTCATCATCGCTTATCCATTTGCTCCCGTTCAAAATCAATCTGCCGCTCCAAGGCTTCCACAAACTGCTGCCTGCGCCTGAGCGGCAGTGATCGGATTTCCTGATAACTCCAGTGGAGCCCGCCATAGGCGAGAAAGAAGCTGTCGCTTACAAGCGAACTCCTGGAAATAAAAAAGCCGGTTCGGCCTCGAGACGTGTTCTGATCCGGGTGCCGCATCCATCGCAGTCGACTTCGACCGTGGTATCGATACCGGCATCCACCCGGGCCATTTCCTGTCGCAGGGCACTACGGTCGCGCATGGGCATTTCAGCGAGTGATTTCTTGCTGGGTGCCTTTCCGTCAATCTCGATGAGTCGAATCATCATGGCCGATGAAATGTTCGGCTCGCGCAAGGCGGCCAGACGCTTTTCTTTGTGGCCGTCAAGCAGGCCGAAACGGACCGCTTTCTTGGAGCCGGGCAGCTTGAATTCAAACTCACGCTCCTCGGTGTAAGGAGTGACTTTGAGATCCTCCAGATTGACCGTTACATAGTTGGTCATGCGACACGAGGCATTGGGACACGTCAGTTCCAGTTCCACTTCGTCTCCGAGGGAAATCTGGCGCAGCTTGACCAATGCAAAAAGGCGGTCACCCGAGAGCAGATCGAGAATATCGTTCACCGCAGGCTTGTCATTCTCGCCAAGGCGGACGGTACAGTTTCTGAGCACCTGATTGATCGCCTCTCCATTGCGGATCAGGCGTTGGTTGGTCAGGAGCTCTTCCTCGGCACCGGTCATCTCCTTGAGTTCGATCTCGATGCCACTGGGTAATTCGTAGGTATACATTGCTTTACTCCTTGTTTATCAGGTCCAGTACTGGTAGCAGATGGTCAGTTTCTCGATGGTGTTTTCGGTGTTGCCGCCTTCGAGATCGTCGTATTCCAAGGTCTTGATCCATGCGCCATGCAGCGTCCAGCGTCTGGTTTCATTACCGCTGCGGTCATAGCGCACCACATCGATGTCCTTCAGATAATCGGCAGGCAGACCACCGGTCACGGCATTGACATCGACCTGCTTTTTCACCCACTCCCGGGCCGCCTCATCAGAGCCGTCCTGCAGGATTCCTTTTTCGAGGGTGATATCTTCAAACTTCACACGTCCGGCCACCTTCTGGTCGAACATGGAACCCGCTGGCGCAAAGGCCACTTCCTCGAATTCCGTTTTCGGCTCCTGTCCCTTGTGAAACAGGGCCACGTCAAAGCCGTTCACCTCGATGGCAAATTGCCAGTTCTGGTAAAGGCTCTTGGGCATATTTCCACTTCTCATGGTTGTATCTCCTGATTAAATGATTTCACTGAAGTCCGCGCCGGTGCCGGTCAGGATGAAATTCAGTTCGATGAATTCCGCTGTTTTGGTCGGCTTGACGAACACCCGGGCAATCATTTCATTGCGATCGATAACCGCCGGAGTGTTGGTTTCCTCATCACACTGGAAGGCGTAATCATAGAGACCGCCTTTCTCCTTGATGTCCTGCAGGAAGGGGTTGATCAGACGACCGAGCGCCCGCCATGTCTGCGGATTGTTCGGCTCGAAGACCACAAAACGGGATGACTCGGAGATGGCTTCCTCCATGTACATCATCAGACGACGGACATTGATTCGGTCCACCGCTGACGGCTGACTCTGGAGAGTCTTTTGACCCCAGATGTTGATGCCGGTGTCCGGGAAAACGGCAATGACATTGACCCCTTCGGGATAGAGCACATCGCGTTCGCCACGGCTGGTCTTGTAGGCGACCGACACCGCGTTGAAAATGCGGCCACGGTCGATTCCGGCTGGAGCCCACCAGACGTAGGTCTTCTGGTCGCTTCGGGCACAGCACCCGGCTACAGCGCCACAGGGCGGGATGTATTTCTTGCGGGCGGTGATGGGATCGCTGATCTCCAGCCACGGGTAATAGAGAGCTGCGTAAGACGAGTTGAAGGCCGCGTGTGTGTAGGTTCCCTGACCCTTCCTGAAGTCAACGACCTCCAGCGGTTCAAGCATGAACGGTGTGTCGGCAATGAATAGCAGATCCTTGCGGTTCTCCGCATAGGTGATTCCGGCATTGATGACCGGGACGGTTGTAACACCGGGGACCATGAGCAGGTTCAGCGCATCGATCTCATCGAAGGCATAGAGCCCGGTATGCTGGGACGGGTCGCCGATATAATCTGAATCGGTCACACCGGTGAGGCCGTTGTCGCCGCCGATAAGCTGATAGGTGCCGTTGGCTGGCCTGTCCTCGGCCGTCCCGGTGCTCGGAGAAAGGTCGCTGACAGTGATGTAATCTGAGACCTCATTGACCATAAGTTCCACATGATTGGCCGACGTCTCATCCATAGATAGGTCTTTGAACACCTCGACGATGTTGTCCTTGTGTTTGACAACAAGATTGAAGGCGTTGGCCGGGTCCAGAGAGCCGTCCTCGACCGTCACGGAAATACGGTCGCCCCATGTTCCGGGGTTGGCCGCATTGATCTGAAGAGCGGGTGCCGGTGTCGCATTACGATCGGCAATGGTCATGGTTGAGTTCAAAGCCGTCAGCGTGCTCTTGTCGGTGATATCGGTATAGTGGGCAACGCGGCAGACATAGAGAATCGAACCGCCATTGTCGAAAAAGGCTCTGGCCGCATAAGCCAGGTATCCTTCATTGATGTAGGAGCCGAATTTATTGATGAACTGCTCCCAGCTCGTTACCAGTACCGGTTTATTGACCGGGCCTTTTTCGGTGATGCCCACCATGGCAGCCGCCGAGGTGGAGATCTGTTTCACATAAAAACTGAAGTCGGTTTCCCGGGTGTAAATGCCGGGCGATAGATAGGCAGGCATCGTTATTTCCTCCGTTTCGTGGTTTTGGGTTCAGTGGTTGCAGCCGTCTCATCTGAAACGGAGGGCTTTTTCTCTTCCGGTTTTGAAAGGCCCACCAAGCCGCGTTTTTCAGCAAGCGTGATTTCTGGTGAGATATCCTTTTGCGGAATCGAGGTGCGCTCACGCGGGCCGAGATGCAATGTTCTGTCTCCGGCCAGATTGAAGGTGAGCGGTTGAAACTGAAGGTTTCTGATTTCAATCACTGTTCATCTCCTTTGGGTTCATAGGTTCGTTCTTCATTCACGCTGCCGTGAAACTGGAAAGTTCGGTCCTTGATCAGATGGCCGTTTCTGATTTCGCCATCGTAAACAGGACAGTCTTCAATGCGGATGCGTCCGGAGCTTTGCTTCAGATTGGAAAGGTTGACCCGGTTCAGGCCGCCCAGCGGAGCGATCTCCGTCAGGTTGAGTTGGCCCTGATCCGTAATGGTCAAAACGGGGTTGCGCTGGACAAAGCGGGAGACCGACTCCTGAAATTCAAGGAGCTCGACCTCACGGTCCACCGTGACGATCAAGTCAAAATCGAGATGATAGAGACGCGGAAAAGAACACTCCTCGAATGACAGAGCGTCCACGTCCTTTTCAATCAGGCGGCTTTGGCTGCGGCGCAGTTTGTTTTCACTTAACTTAGGCCCTTGCAGAATGACGCTGGGCGTGCGCTGAACTTCAAAAACATCATCAGGCAGCACCAGCACGGCATCGGGATGGATGTCGGCCTTGACCTGCCTGATCAGTGTTTCTGTAACGGTTCGTATTGTGCTCACGGTAGCCTCCGGTTATTTCTGCCAGATTACTTACCGGAAGCGTTGCGGATGTGTCGGATCAGAGAATGCCTTTCAGGGCTGCGCGATAATTTTGCTCAATCTCTTTGCGGTATTTCTGCATGACGGGATGAAGAAAGGGTCTGGCCGGGATGATAATGGTCGCCCCGTTCGGGTGGTTGATGGTGGCTCCGTATTCCATGACAGCGCCGATGTTCACCATGCTTTCACCGTCCTTGTTGACGGTTCCCCGGAGCAGACCGACAAATGCCTTGTCCGCCATGATCTTCTGGGTGATGGAATTGATCAGAAATCCGGTGTCGATGAGGGCTTTGCTGGAGCCTTTACGTTCAATGGTGCTGTCGGCCAGCTTGGCAAAAGCCTGCCCGCCGGGGGCCTGATTGCGGATGCCGCGTTGAATCTCCCGAACAAGAAACAGGGCATTGCGGATGGTAGCCTGCTGGAGAGCCATGGCAATCCGGGGGCCAAGGGTGCCATTCAGCTTTGCTTTGGCCTTGTTCCAGTCGCCGGTCCGCTTAGCGCCCATGGATCTTCACCAGCTTGATAGATTGGTGGGTAATGACTCCAAAGAAGTGTTCTTCTTCGAGTGTCTGTATTCTGTATGTGATTGTCTCTATCTGGAGCCTGTCCTCCGGGAGCACGTCAGCTTCCGGCAGAACAGAGACGGTGGCATCGATTTTTCCGGCGAGATCTTCCGGAGGTGTGTGGACTACTTCCACGGGGATCGAGCCTATTGGACTGTATTCCTGATCGTCGCTTCCATACAGATTTTCACCGGGAACAATGCGCAGCACTGTGGCAGTGATGCCGGAGGATACAATCAACTCTCTGACATCCTTCACGGCCTGTTCTTTTTCCCGATCTGTCAAAAGCATCAGCAATCCTCTTCAAGGCAGATTCCCTGTTCGTAAATCACAGGAGTCAGGCCGCCGGGGGTGATGATATAGCCATCCTCGTTGACCTCGGTTCCCGGCTTCAATGCGGCGAGCCTTTTGCGGTATTCATCCAGCAGATCCACTTCGAGCTTGGCCCAATGTTCAGGCTGCTTGGATTTGTCGACCCGTTTGTCGCCGCTGGAAAACGAGAAGGCATTGGCGGTGGCAGAGCGCATCACCTGACAGGCATGTTTCTGCCCAAGCAGCAGAAGCAACTCCCTGAGTTCACCGCTAATGTCCGGCAGAATCTGCTCGCCCTCGATGGTCAGCGTAATCTCCGCATCCCGGGACAGTTTAAAAACCGCCTTCCGGACGCATCTCTCCAGTGTTGAATCAACAAAGAGAGACGCATCCGGATCGGACAGATCGATGCGCAGGTCGGCTATGAGCTCAGGAAGCGTCAACGTCAACCTCCGCAAGACGGTTCTTCAGCGCGTCGATGACGGTTCTGCGTTTTTCACCTTCCATATAGCCTTTGAGTTTGGCCGGGTCGGCTTCTTCATTAACCTTGGATATGGCATCGGTCGCGTTGAGCTTACTCAGATCATCATCCTGATCCTGCTTGCCCTGAGAGGAAGCATTGCCTGCTTTCTCCTTGTCGACCTGAATCACCACTCCGGTTTGCAGGCAGTGTTTGATCTGGTCGGTCTGCTCTTCAACAGGTGTAACCTCTCCGGGAAACAGCTTCAGCGCGGCATCCGGGATGATGAGAATGCCGGGACGGACATTTTTTATCGTCAACATGATTCCTCCTTCGGCATTAAACACCAAGTTTCACTCGGGCCAGAACGTCCGGGCGGGTAATGCCCTGACCGATTTCAGACCATACCAGCCAGCCGGTTTTGAAGCGGGTCTTCTGGTCGATGGATTCAGCCTTGAGCTTCTCACGGACCGGCATTTTGCCCACTTCTTCATCCGGAATGATCAGGATTTCATCGAGAGGCATGGATGCCGTCAGCAGAATGCCGCCGGTGCCATAGTTTTTGACCACGCCTTTCTGACGCAGCTCCAGCTTGGTCTGAGGGTCTAGATCCCAGCCGCGCAGATCATTGAAACGGCGACCACGCATGACGATATACTTCACCGACAACTCGAGATCCTCGATGATGGAGATCGCCTCGTTAAGGGCTTCCTCGGTCAGTGTGTTTCCGGCCACTTCAACGGTATTGGCCGCCGGAACCGCAGCCGACAATACGGAGATGGTTCTGCGGTCCATCTCTTTTCGAATGGCGTCCGAGGCACTGGTCTGGATATCCATCAGCGTGCCGATGTTGCCGTTCTTGAGGACGGAGATATCCACCATCGGGTTGGAGTGGATGCGGTTGGTCGGAAACTCGACTTCATCCTTGCCGATCTCCTGTTCCTGCGCTTCACCGTCCTTGCTGATCCAGTGTGCTTTAACGGTCGGCTTTTTCTGGTAAAGCGGACGTTCACCCTTGGGCAGCGTGTGTTTGGTCAGCAGCAGCGAGGAGATTTCCTTGCGCCGGATCTCCTGTTCGATCGGAGCGGCAATTGCAGCAGCCAACGCCTGCATCCCTTCCGGGGACTCAAGAGCTTCACTCATGAGCCTTGCCATGGTCTCCATGTATTCCTGGCTGTGAATGTTCATTGGGTTGTTCTTCATGTGTACAGCTCCTGTGGTTAAATAAGCAGTTTGAATTTCAAAACGCCGCTCTGGACGGAAATGGCCTGAGCGATGACAAACTCGTCATTCCCGACATTTCCGCCGGTCAACTTACCGGTGCCCGATACCTTCAGGTCGTCCCCGGGATTGATCGTCCCTTCGAAGACGTCCGTTTCGTACACACCGCCGTTGCAGTAAATGCCGGGCATTTCACCGCCTGCGTAATCCTTGATCAGGATGCCGAAAGAACGGACCTCCGGATCGGTGTTGACAGAAAACAGATCGTTTCCCGCCAGACTCACCAGATGGCCAAGCTGGCCATCGCCTTGCATATAGCCGTCACCGTAAGCGAGGCCCCTGTGACATGGATTGATAAAAGACATAGCTCTTCTCCTTGTTAGTTGATTTCCACGGTTTCGTTCGATTCGTTACCGACACGGTTGTTGTAGGCAGCCATGAAGCCGCTGCGCAGGCGATCCTCGAGGGAGAGCTTGCGGTCATCCACGTCGTGCGGTCTCACCCCGGCTGAACTGCGCATGGGTGTTTCGCTCGATGCTTTGGACTTCTGCTTGTCAGGCTCCTTTTCCGGTTCCGGCTGAGCCTTGGCATCCGCCTTCTGGCTTTTGGCCATCTTTTCATAGGCGGCTTCGGTGGCGGCAAAAGCGTCATCCGACAATTCCGCCAGACGCTTGAGTTCCGTGTCGCGGTCTTCGCCGAAATCCATGCCTTGCTTTTCGAGCTTTGAAATCAGCTTGTGGGCGCGGGCTTTCGAAGCGGCAGCCTTCTGTTCGGCTTCCAGTTCCTGAATGCGTTTCTGAAGTTCGGCCACCTGAGCTTTCAGCTGGCGGTTTTCCTTTTCCAGCTCGCCTCCGGGAGCCGGATTGTCTTCCTGCCGTTCCTGTTTTTTCTTAGCGGCGTCGGCGGACGACTCATCTGGTTTCTTGGTTTTTTCGTCCATAGTTGGATCTCCTTTGGGTTGGTGTTCAACAGATGGTTCCTGAACCGACGCCACCTGCAGAATGCGGGCATTTTCATCTGCCCCTTTGCGGTCCAGCAGGCCCAGGCCCGTAAAAGTCACGCCGTGAAGAATCTCGAAGACGGGTTCCCCATCGAGTTCACGGCCTTTAAATTTTCTGAGGTGAGTGCAGTAATCGGCTTTGTTCTTGAAGCGCTTGTGGCAGACGGAGCATTCACCTTCTTCGTAATCACACTCCATCGATACCTGCGTGATGATGCCTCGCTTCATGAGCTTGTAGGCCAGCTGGGCATTGGGCGTGTCTCCGGTATAGAGCTCACCCACGCATTCGACCCGGCCGCCGATTTCATCTTCCAGATAGTCAGCCGCCACAATTCCACCGACGATGTCGCCAAACTCCTG